ACAAACATTGTCCCTCCCGGTCCAAGAAACTCAGCGATTTCCTGCATAATGTTTAGAGCATCGACTGCTAACTCAATTAAAGGTCTAAAGTTAGCCGTAAACGCAAGCCTTGTTGCCTCTAACTCATCCGTGAAACTTTGTGTGAATTCAGTTGCTTCTTTTAATTCTTCTAATTGTTTTGCAGTCGCAGCAGAAGCACCACCAAGACTATCCATTTCGCCACTCATGAGGGCAGCAAGTTGCCCAGCATCTTCAAGACCCGCTGCTTCTGCCACAGCACGCCTCATAGCCGGGTTCATACTGTCAAAAGATAGACCTGCATCCAAGACAGCATTTCTAACTTCTTGCAATGCTGCTGCTGGATCTTCCAAACTAAGGGTAACCATATCAATTGTATTAAGGAAAGGACCACCAAGAAGTGCATTAAGTTTTCCAACATTATCTGCTGCACCTTCAAATGTTGTAAACTGCTCTGTAATCGAAAGCAAGCCTTGTAACTCAATACCAGTTTTCTTAGCTGCCTCTCGAAGATCTATGAAGGCGTCAACAGCGTTCTCGCCAAACGAAGCAAATTGTGCTCCTGCCGCTGCGAAATCCGCTGCCATTTGCTCTGGTGCAACGCCCATCGCCTGCGCTGCTGTGAACAACCTTCTTGATGTCTCTTCAGCCTCAAAAGCGTTCATATTAAGGCTTGTGGTCATAATCTGCAAGTTTTGTGCTGACACATCTGAGCTTACGCCCAACTCGTTAAGCACGGATACGGTGCCAGCGATAGCTGATTGTTGCGAAGCAGACATATCTGTAAACTTAGAAGTAGTAGTGATCAGACTTTGGTACGCCCCAAAAGCATCCTCAACACTTACCCCGGCATCTTGATTTGCTCGAACGGTCTTCATGATGGCATCATCATATTTCTCGCCCATTCCTGTAGCTCTGGCAAAGCTGGCAGCTTGCTCGTCTATTTGCATACCAAGAGCGAATGAAGAAGCGATGTAAGCAGCCATCATTTCTTCATTAGCAGCCATAATATTTGTTGCGCCTTGGAAGCCTGTAACCAAGGGCTTCAGGTTGCTTGCGATGTTAGAAATGCCGCCTGATAATGATCCTGCTTTTTCAGTTGCCGCAGCTAAAGAGCCACCAAAAGTTTCTATAAAGTCTACATTTCCGCCAACTACAGGTATCAAGCCTGCTAACTCTTTGGCTAAGTTTTCAGCAGCATTGGCTACCTTGTCTTGATTTTCCTGAAGTTCGTTTAGTTGATCGCTATACTTTTTAGCGGTCCTAGTTGCTTTGGCAAGCTCTTTTCGGAGATCAATTATTTTATTAATGTCGCCGCTTGTCGCTTCCTCAAGTGCTAAAGCTGCTTTTAAGGCTGCTTCTTGAGCATCAGCATAATCCGATAACGTTTCAAGAGAAGCTTTTTGTTCAGCGTTGCGGCTTTTCTCGACCGCAACTAGCTGTTCTAGCTGTTCAGCTAGTTGCTTGCTTACATCTCTTTGTTTTTCTAGCCTTTGTATTCTATCAGACATTTATAAGTTTCCTATTTGAACGGCCACTTAATGCCTGTGGTTCTCTCAAAAGATTTAACTGCCTTGTCGAGTTTTGCTTTGTTAGAGGTCACCTTTGGGTCATCAAGCCCATGCTTTCTGACGGCTTCGATGTACTTCTTCTCACCACCAAGGGCTTTTGCAAATGCTTTTACTTCTGCCTTCGTGCCTCGCACCTTCACAGATGATCCACCCAGATAAGAGCCCTTGCCCTGACCGAATGTCCTGTTAAGGATCAATTTAACCCAGTTACCAAAAGCTGCCAAAAAAGATTCATTAAGCTGCTTTTCTCTTATTTCTTCGAAATCTATAACAATTTTGCCTAATTCATCTTCGTTTAGCATTTATAAGTTTCTCCTTGTAGCCCTCGATATAATAAATAGTTCCCCAACAAAGAAAGGTCGAAGCTTTCGCGTTCGACCCTTATCTCGATGGTGACCTACCACCCTTTGACTTTGCCTTGTCCATCTGTTCTTTTTCGTCTTTAAATTGCTTTTCAAGCCTTTTTAGGAACCAGTATCGAATTTGAACGGGTAGGTTGTAAGCCTCATAAAAGCTCCAACCACCATGATACTTAAGTAAGAAAAACTGCTCATAAACACTTTCAATGTATTCGTCATTGAGACCAAAAAAATTTGACTGTCAAGGGCACCGCCATTTCGGTTTCCGTACCGCATGACGAACATACATATTCTTGTGTCAAATCTATATTAGGCATAACTTTGCGATACGCCTGACGAAGATATCTTGTATCTCTCGCGGGAGCATTTGCAATAAACGACTCTCTATATGCTCCGTCTGTGTTTCCATTGACTGAAACAATTAGGCGGCGAAGCTGATCGGTCGTCGATGTAGAGGGCATCTTCTTGGCTTTTCTATTAGCAGCAAGTTGTGTCAAATATTTCTCATCGACTCCATACATAGGACGCATTTCTACCTGCGCCTTCAAAGACGGGGTTGTGATTATAAAAGTATTATTTTCGGTCATCTCTACTTCGTAACCTTCATAATCTTGACCGTCTTGAATTGTGCCTTTGTTTAGGTCAAATGTATACTCTGCCCTACTTCCACAGTTGGGGCAACTAACACCAACCTCATAATCATTACCATAGCCACTAATGCGTGCTGCAATAATGATTGCATTCTTGTCGCCTACAACAAGCTCTTCTACCTTAATTGTTTTATCTAGGATAACACTCTGGATCATTCGATCAATAGCGATACCTTTTTTAAGCAAAGCTTCAGAAGTTAGAATATCTTCTTCTTTAGCTGTCATAAAACGAATTTCAATTTGCTCGCGCCCATTAAGCGGATGTCCTTCGGGATATAACCTACCCTTAGAAGGGAGTTCCACAAAGGTTGTGGGCGTTGAGAAAGCCATCGCCGGATTAGGGGGAGCTTCACTGATCGGGGCATTCGACACTTGCGTGTGAGGAGCGCCCAAGCGATCTCCATTATTTCTAGCCATTTACACCTCTAGTTAAATTTATACTTTATTATGGAGTAGAGCCAATCTTGAAGTAGTTGTCAGACTCAAGCGTTGCATTCGTTCCAACAATTTCATTACTAATTGGTCCAACTGGTGACGAGTTAAGTGTCTCCAAGTAAGCCCAGTCGTATCTAACTGAAAGTTCGATAGAAGACATGTCATCACTATCGTAAGCAAGATCAGAGAACTTAGCCCCGGTCAAGAAAGCATTCCAGAGAGTCCAAGTTTCGATTGGGTTATTAGTGGAGTCAACCTGTTGAATCTTCAAGCCGCCGAGAGCAGCAACAGCAGCCTTCTTTGAAGTGGTAGTGCCATAGTCAGCAGCCGTAAGAAGAGAGGGATCATACCCAGAAGCCTTGACAATTGCTAACGTTGAGTTTGCTGCATCAGGACTAACTGGGTCAACTAACGTGAGGGTAATCTCACTCCACTCGGTTCGAGTAGGATAGTAAAAAGTGTGATTGAGGAACTTGTGCTCCGTTGTACCAATAGTAAAGCTGGGCTTCGTAACACTCTTGGCATACCATTGTGCGCCGTTCTCCATAGTTCCTACAGTGACGAGGAACCTATATGCTCTCTTTGGATCTTGTAATGTTGCGTCTGTCCAGAAACCCATTGTTAGTTTTCTCCCTTATATATTAAATAGTCGGGGTAAAGTAAATTACCCCTTTTTTTCTAGTCCGTGAACGATGCCCCGGTTCTAGTAATGTTAAAGTCAATTGCGATAAACTCAATTGCTCTCGCAGGCTTAAGGAAGATCTTAGCATACAGGATGTTACGATCAATTAAGTCTGGAGTTGTGGTTGTCTCGTCGAGAACAACTCTGAACTCTGTAAGACCAAGCCTTGCTTTGACGCTTGCGAGAAGCGGCTCAGCTTGTCCTGTGAAACGTGCCCAAGTGGCAGGAACGTTCTGGTCAAACAAGATTCCAGCAGCAATTCTAGAAATCTCTTTCTTGATAAAGATCATCAGACGACGGACATTAACTCGATCAAGAGCACTCGGGGTGACCTGAAGCGTCTTCTGACCGAAGATAACAATTCCCTCGCTTGGGAAAGTTGCAATTGGGTTGATGTTTGCCTCGTAGAGCTTATCCCGATCGCGAGAAGAAAGTCTCTCTGTAACCGCAGTAACTGGAATACCAGCCGCACCACTCTTGCTAAGACCACCCCTGTTGAATCCAGCAGGAGCAAACCAAACCTCAGAGGCTCTTTCCGAGCTAGCCATCGTTCCGATAGCAGCAACCGAAGGTGGAGCCCAAAGGAATTGACCAGTCAGTGAATCTCGAATCTGAACCCAAGGATAGTAAGCGCATCCGTAACTAGAATTAATCTGGCGATCTCTAAGAGCCGTGATGACCCCATCAAGAGACGTTGCATTCACGCGAGCCTTAAAGTCGGAAAATGAATCAGTTTTTGGCTGATAGATCCCTCTAAGATCGATAACCCCAAGTGCGTCTCCACGCTCTTCACAAGTATCAATAACCTTCTGTGTAAGCGTCTCGTTGACGACACCGGGAACACTAAGCAAGTTCATCTCAACAACTTCTGGATCTGCTACCGTGTCAATTGCTTTTGAGACGGTATTGAAAGCATAGTTATTAATAACAGTAGCTGCGGCGGACATATAACTGTCTCGGAACGGGTCTTTCTCTTTAATGTTAAACCCGTCGTATCCACCGAACATAGGCGAGGTGAATCGGTTAAGACCACTATCAAGAACTGCTTTATAAGAAGCGGAAGTAACAGAGTTACCAACACTCACGCCATCTGGCACACCGTTTCTTGAACCGGAAGCCCAGTAACACTTGGCAGTAACACCACCGGGAACAACAAGATCATCAAGGGTAAAGATCCAAGAGTATTCGTTATTAGATGGCTGTGCAGTGGCTCCAGCCGCCAGTGTCCCAAACCGACTTGCTTCTGCAAGCGGAAGACCACGAAGATAATCGCGATAACCTAAGTCGAAAGTCGTAGAGTTTCTTGCGTTATCATAATAGTTGGTCTGAAGACCCCAGTACGCCTTTTGTGCATTACTTGTGCCGTGATCAGAAGCTGACAGCCTTGTCTGCGTAGACGGGAAGAACAAGGAGGCGCTGTGCTGCATTCCACTAGCCCAAGTTCCAACTGCAATAGCAGTGTCGTCCGATGAAGAGAGGTGAGTCTGAATGTCCATCCCCACTGTCTTGGTTGCAATATATTTTCCTTGTGTCGCTGCCCAAGGTGATGCAACGGATCCACTGCCCTCAACATACGAATAAGACACGGTGGACTGAGCCACGGTCCCTGTTACGAGCGTAGTCTGCCAAGAATCCCCAAGAAGAGGAACAATATTTCTTGTCTTTGCCCCGTGCAATGCCAAAGAAGACCCAGAGAGAACTGTGAAGCCCGGTGGACGTGGAGGTCCAAAGACTCCGAACGGAAGGGTTTCAGCAGGCACATCACTTATATTTGGGTTCATCTCAATGCGAATAATTTCAGAACGATTCGCGAACTCTCCATACTCTCTGCTACGACCTTCGTCATAATCCCACTCAATAAAGCGATCACCAATCTTTCTGGCGACGTAATTTTGTGATGCAGGGTTAAGGTTGCACTCTGAGAATCTTTCAATAATATTAGGTTTAGCATCTGAATCATTTGCTGCTCGAACAACAACAGTGAATGTGCCATAAGCATCAAAGTCATTCGTTGAAGCTCTAATGTCTTGAATAGAAATCTTAAACTGCTCTTGTACAGATTCTCCGCTGTCTCGTCCATAGAATCGGAAAAGCTTTGTCTGGTTCATGGCATCGTAATTTGCGTTACCAGCACCGCCGACAACCGTCAAGTCTTGCGAGAAGAACCATCCAGTTCTTGGGTTGATAAAGCTTGTGTTTCTATCTCCCCAGTGATTGCTACCGGCAACATCATAATCACTAGAGCCAGAGTTAATAGCTGCGATAAAGCCATAAATCTTGCCCGGTGTGGTTGAGCCAAGCTTTTCAAACATGTAAGACTCATAGGTCTCACCAAGCCAATACTTGTTTTCACCATTCTTAAGGAGGGTAGAGTCTGTGATAGCTGCATTTACATTAGCCGGGTTGGTATTAAATACCTTTCGGATATACTTGTCACTATCGCGGTTAAAGTTGAACTCGGTTTTATAAAGAGATTCGTTAACACCAACAACTTCGGCAGTAAATGTTGAATTGCTATCAGACTCGATAACAATAGCTGCACCTGATACGTTAAAAGGAGTGTGGGCGTGGCTATCGGGAATAGCAGTACCAGACAGAACAATACTTGATTGCGTATCGCAATACCAAATCGCTGCCAGTGAGCCAGTCATAGCGCCTCGGGCTCGGATACCCGTATTGGAACTAGAGTTGTGAATAAACAGACCGTAAGCTCCACCCTTTGCCAATCGAACAGTCATGCTTTGATCGCCAGAGAATTCGTTTGTAGTGTTCCAGCCAGCAACACCAGAAGTGTTGGCTCCGGGGTTAGCCTCACCAAGCATACGAACAAAGTTAACAGGACCGACCTGAGCGTCTAGATAAGCCTGCGCTGCGTATACACCGTAGGTTGGACCAGCGATATTGCCTTCACGGAAGTAATCGCCACCAGTGCCGCCGCCGACTGGTGTTCCAAATACATTCACAAATTCGCTAAAAGACTCTACTCTATAGGGTCTATTGGCAGGTCCTTTCTGGGCACGCCCAACAATAACAGGACCAACCTGTTCAGGATCTGCTGGTAGTCCTGAGTTGTCGATCTCTCTCAGAAAGATACCGGGGGAAACAAACTTAAATTTTCTTACTTCTGACATTACTTCTGGTCTCCTTTAGAACTGCAAAGATTCCAAGTTTCGTAAGTAAATAGTATATCACAAACCGAATCTCTCTTTAGTCTCTATAAAATCCTTTCTTTAAATACTCATTAATATCGCCATAAATCACATGTTCTCGCGGTATTCTAACTTCAACTGCGTTTTCCCTTACGGTGACGCGAGGCTTATCATCATTTTTACCTTCACCAATAAGGTATCCAAGCACTTTGATGTCTAGAGTATTTAAGTAATAACGGCTATCATCGCCCATATTAACTGCATTACTATTGTCTGAGAGGTCATTTTGTATAAATCCCTCAAAACGATGACCGTCTCTTGTAATAAAAAAGTTATTAATTTGACCAGTCTTTGTTAAAAGAGGCTGGACTATTTCATTCATTTGCTGAACATACTCAGTTCTGATCGAGATTGTATAGTTACCTACAACATAAACAGGTATGGGAAACGTCTTGGTCTGGTACACAACTTTTTTATTTTCATAGGGGAAGTTTTGCTGACCGAAACGCTTTTGTGCTGTAGCATTTGCAAACTTAGAGGTCTTTACTTGCTCTATCTTTCTGGAGACTGTAAGTGTTTCAGCGCCCCCTTTGGCATCATTAGTGTTTGCAATATGTGCAAAGGCAACACCTTTCATCGATGGATCTTTCTGCATACTGTTTCTATGAATTGTGATCATGGGCAAAATTATTCGACTACTCCCATCTCTTATATCTTGATCAGATTTAACTTGCCAACTTCTTTCTCCACTAACCCATCTAACATCTACTTTTTCCCAACCCTTGTTGGTAGTGGCAAAGGGGTCAACAACTTCGTTCATCCAATCAAATAAAGCATAATCGATTGTTTCAATTGTGGATGGCATAATAGTCATCTCACGGACGATATCACTCTTTTTTCCCACTGTTGTATAATCATTCGGCATTGAATGTGCCCTCCCTAACAGCGGTGCATTTAGCCGCGATCTCCATTCTATTATCTATTTGCCCAAAAAGTCTAGACTCAGACAACTGAACAATTTCATAATAGATGTCTCCGTAAAGAACAAAGTCTCCTTGCCTAACAAACAAGTTTTGATCTTCTGTCAGCCTACGACGATGGAAGTGAACATTAATATTCGCATCAAAGTCTAGCCCAACATTATCTGTATACACAGTTTGATAGTCTATCATCTCAACAAGAGCCATAACACGAATTGGAGGCAAAAACGTTTTAACTATTGCCTCTCCGTATAAATCATGAAAGTTGGTCCTGTCAACATCAATGGGATAGTAAACAATTTGTTGACCTATTACCTTTTCAATTAGCTCGTCGTTTACTTGCTTGACAAGATCTCTTTCCTTCTTGCCGGTGAATAAAGGAGGAGGGGGAGAGTCTGGCTGTGACCATTTATTGTTAGTAGACATAATTCATCACCCCTGATAGATAAATAGTGGAACATACTTATTAGTTGTGTTCACACTGGTCATAAGTGCTGCCTCCTGCTCTGCAATCTTAGCGTATGTCATTTCGTCAAGAACTGTCTTTAGTTCTTCGCGAAGTGTTTGTTGCTCATCTTTTGCCTGCCCAAGAAGTTCCGAGCCATTTAGATTTACAGACTCTCCCGGTATTGGAATGGTTGCGAATTTACTTCTAACTTGACCCAATGTTTCCTTTGTTAAGGCTAGGGCAAATCTCCGTATCCATTGCTTTCCAATTGCGTTTATTGAGGCATACGGTATATTAGTAAAAGGCAGCGTATTCATGTTATTGATGCCTTCGACGCCTGTGTCAGAGTCGTCTCTGTCTTCCCAAGCGTCTTCATCATTATCTATTGTAAAGTCAAACCACAGCGTTTTAACTTGATTAGCGTCTGGCTCTGGATATATTCTGATGTTATTATTATGTATCTCATAAGAATAGTGTGACAATCTAGTATAAAGATGGTCCTCATAAGCCATAGCTTGCATTTTGTTCTGCCACACAGGTACAATTTCGAATGTTGAATCGTCTGTGTATTGACCATACCCATAGATAGATCCGTTGCCCACAACGTTTAGCCCGCCATAGTAACCAAAAAACCTCCACATAGATTGTGGCGTTTTATAAAAAACTCGCTGTATTGTGATTCTTTTGTTACCAACTTTTAAAGCATATGGATATCCAGAATCTGACTGAGCAGCGGAACTAGACACCAAACTTTGTAAATCGTAGTCTTGTACGCCAGTCTCTAGCTCAATCGAAGCAGAGTAGTATGGCTTCGTGCCACCAAATCCAGCATACTGTGCAACAGATGGTCCCACTCGTTTTGGATACCTTAAATCGAACTTTGGATAACGAAGCTCTACGTTGCTTCCACTCAGAGACTCACCACCCTTCATTACCCCATTATGATCAAAACTAGCTGTTGTTTGCCCTAAGACATCGCCCAGTATATTTTTAGCCTGATGCGTATTCACAATATAAGAATACTCTAAGCAAGCCTCTTCGTAATTGGCATACACGGAGCCAGATGTAATTTCAATATCTAAGACATCGCCACCTAGCTTCTGATATGTATAAGCAACTTGATCTGCTGCGCCTGAAAGAAAATCATTGGAACCAGTATATATCCCTAGTGGACATGCGGATGAGACCTCATCGGTTGAGCCTGTAGCCGGTAAGACTACTGCACTTTGCTGACTCGCAGGATTTAACTGGGGTATAGCCATACATGGTTCCTCCTATCAATAGTAAATAGTCAGCCACATAACAAAAGCGCGTTACTTCTTAGAAGTTGTCTTTCTTGCTCTAGTTTTAGTAGCCTTTACTTTGGTAGCTGGTTTCTTTTTTGCTGCCACTCTTGTTTTCTTAGTAGTTGCCTTTTTCTTGGGTGCCACCTTTTTGGCGACAGGAGTTTTGCTCTCTTCTACAACAGGCATCTCATAAGGATCTACTTTTGTAACTGTCTGTTGTTCAACTTTTTTTAAAGCTGGAGCCTCCTCAACTGCCTCTTGTTTTATCAAGGTGGGCTGCGCCTCTGTGTTGGACTCGATAAGTGTTCTCCACTTTCTCATTCTTCTCAAGTGTGCAAACTTGGGACTTCTTAAAATTCTTCTTTTCTTACCCATTTTACCTCCAATGGATATAATAAATAGTTCTTAAAAAAGAAAACCCCCAATCCGAAGAAAGGGGGTTTTTAGAATGCCGGTTAAAGATTAGCTGTCGGCAAATGCAGCAGAGGCTGCTCCACTACCGTCACCGCGCTTCTCAAGCTGCCCATTGACAGCCCACTGGCTTCCATCAAAGTGAAATCTCAAAATGGTTCCAATACCACCAGCACCGTTTGTAGCGCCGGTAATGTTTAGGAAATCGTTTGAAGTTCCATTTGGAGCAGTAATAAAAGTCTTGACATCTTGGCTATCGCCGCTCTCGGCTGCTTTTCCAAATAAGCATGAATGCGATGCAAAGAAATCAGCACTGGTATATGCGTGCTTCGTGCTGTTATCAATTAGACCGATATACTTAACGATAATAACATCGCCTCGCTTACAGCTAGATGCTGCTGGAAGTGTAAATGTGGCAGCGTCTTGTTCGTTGATCAAGTTTACCGAGTTTCTTGCTAAGTCAGCAGTAGCTGTTACCGTTGTAGCTGAATTTGCTGTTATCTCAACGTTAAATCCAGTAATCTCTCTCTTCAAATTCTCCATTAAAGCCTCCATTCTAGCGAGACCTACTCTTTTTGTTCCCATGTTAAAAACCCTCCATTTGTAATCGTGTCATCGCGTAATTGCGACCGTGCCTTCAAGCACGCAGTAACTTAGGACGAACCTCTATGGTTCACTTGTAAATAGTCTACCACAATCTGTTAAGTGAATATAAAAACAAATATTAGCTGGCACTTGTTATATATCGAACTGTTACAGATCCGGGTGCGCTTGTGTTAGATTCCGCTGCTCCAGCGACACACCAATGACTAAAGCCGTTAGCAAAAGCTATTCCGTTCGGGAAAGCGTAACTTCTCGTAGAGGAGGCTGGGCATCTAAGAACCAAGTCAGCAGCCGTTGTGCCTCCGGTAGCACTTGTTGCATCTGCTAACTTAAAATAAACTATTGCTCCTGCACTATTTACAATCTCCACCATAAAAAGAGTGCCGCTATTGCCGGTTGTATTATTAACAGCGGTTGCTACTGCTGCCGTATCTTCAACCATGATGGTAGCAATTGGGTTCTGTTGTGTGCTAACTGTAACTGCCATGACTTAATGTCCTCCGTTTGTTATAAATAGTGCTCTATTGTCAGTTTAGTAACTTATAAAATAAAAAACCCGCCCTCCGAAGAGAGCGGGTTAGATTGTTAGTCAATCTCTATGGATTAGCTAGTTGCACCAGCTTGATCGCTCAAGAGACCCTGACAGATAACAACACCGTACATATCAGGACGCACCATCTTCTTAGCGTAGCGAGTCATCACGCCCTTACGGGGTGTGAAGTCCTCAACACCGAAGATAGTCGGCGTGACCTGAAGAGGTACATACGGAGCGTAAACATAGCCCGACTCAAGGAAGCTACCACCCTTACGACCGACAAGAATAACCTGACGTGGGAAGTAAGGATCGACGTACACGTCGAACTTCTTAGAGAGCGAACCAACGTTCACTGCACCAATGGTGCCTCTATCCTGATCATGGGTAACATTAGCACGGAACCCAGCAGTAAACTCAAGGATGTTTGCAACCTCGGGTGAACACACCACGAAGTTAGCACCGCCCCGGAGAGTCTTGCGGTGGATCTGCGCCGACACATCGTTGATTGTCTCAACAAGAGTCTCGTACCACTCAGAAACAGTACCAGTGAAGTCAGGAGCAGCCGAAGATGCACCAACTTCTTCGCCAGTGGTTCTGTTAACAAACAGACCCGGCGAACGAGACCAGTAGTAGGTTCCTGCTGTAGCGCCAACAAGAAGATCCTTAAGGATCTCACGGTCGATTTCAAGAGCAATCTGCTCAGACAGAATGCTAGTAAGCTCAACCTCAGCGTCCAAGTTATGATAAGCATTGAGATCCTGACCCAACTCAGGAGTCCACTTCGCTTTCAGTTTCTTGGTCATCGCTGTGACACTAATAGAGTCAACCTTGATGTCGATCTCTGGGATCGCTTCAGTGTCCTCAAGACCCCAAGTCGTAGTCGCTCGCACGGCTCCGATAGCATCCGCAGAACCAGCACTAGGAGTGCCGTTGAAGTTGTCCTTGATCGAGGTGTCAAAACCGGGGTTAGAAGCAGTAACAGCGTGAACCAAGCCATTGGTCCAAACGTTAGCTGCGGTCTGAGCAGCGGTAAGCTCGTACACCTTAATGATCTCAAAGTTTGCACTTTGTGGATTATAATCGTTGGTAGAACCAGTCGCAAGCTGAGTCAAGCGACGAACGAGACGACCATTCTTGATACTGCCAGTTGCAGTAATCGTGATCAGGTCTTGCAGGTTGGTTTGACTGTTCATGTTGGCAGAGCCAGTGTATGCAACAGCGACAACAAACGAGCCAGACAGATCGGGATCATACTGAGCGAACTTATCAAGTTGAGCCTGCGAAGGCTGGAGACCAAGTGCAGTATCGCCATCACTACCAACAATACCGTAGCCAACAACTTTCGTACTATGTAGACCACCACCAGTTCCATCAGCCTTGATGGAGAATGAGCTAGTTGCAGAAGCAAATCCGTTGTTTAACGCATACGGACCTTTCTCTGCATTGACTCCGGTGAGATCAACACCGCCAGTAATTTCCTGACCAACAACTCCTTGACCGTACAGCGACTCACCATCGGTATTACCCAATCGAGTATCACCAAACGTGAAATCAAGGAAAAAGATTAGACCAGACGGCAAGCTCATAGGCTGCACACTGACCAAATCATTAGCAATAAGACCACCGAAGACGCGACGAACGATTGGGAAAGCCACTGCTGCGAAACCCTCAACGTCGCCCTGAGCCATTGCAGACCCAGCGGCTTCCTTAAGAAGTTGCTTAGCTTGGTTTTCCAGCAAACGTGCCATCGTGTGCTTGGAGCGGTCATTGTCGAGACCTTCCAGAAGTCCTGTTCTTTCCCACTTGGAGAGAAGAGCAGCACCTTCTTGGCGGAGATCTCTATCAACAATACCTTCTGTTAATTTTTCTAAAATAGACATTTTAATAGTCCTCCTTTTTTATTTTTTATCTATGCCTGCCAATCTTTGCATACGCTGAACGGCAGACGTATCAGCACTGCTTGACGACCCTCTACGAGCCATCAAAGGGGAAGTTCGACTGATTGCCTCGCTCAGTGATTTTGGCGTCTTCTTAGAAGATGAGCCCACTGCGCTTTGAAGCGTTTCATAAACGATCTTCGCCTCATTTACAGAACGAGATTCTGAAATAGCTTCGGCAATCTTATCTTTTTGCCGCTCATTCAGGGAGTCACTATTCAGTACACGATTCGTGTAAAATAATCTAGCATTTACAAGGTTAACTTCTTCAAGCTTCTCTTTCATACTAGAAATTGTTTCAATAAGCCGCTTGTTTTTTGATTGGGTGCCTTTATAGCTTTCGCTTAATTGGGCATAATCCTTCTTGATATTATCAAGGGCTTGTTTCATATCTTCAATCTTCTCTTGAGCCTCTGTAGATGCGAGCCTAGCCAACTCAAGTTCAGCATTATAATCCATTATGGAATCAGGAGTACCTGCCCAGCCACCTTTTACTGGTTTAAGGTCTACAACCAATTCTTCTACAAGAGCATCGATATTCTCCTCCGTGAGTTCGACCTCTTCTTCCATTTTTTCTTTGTCTGGGCATACACAATCTTTACCCTTGTTCTTGCACTCGGGACAAATTTTATCTTCTTTCTCTTCCAGATCAGCAGCCTCTTCTAACTCTTCGGACTCTAGAATAGACAGCACTGCCTCTGTTAACTCTAACTCATCTTCTGGGGATTCATCTACTTCTGCTCCAATGTCTTCAGGTGTACCCATAGGTTCTGCGTCCATCAGGGCGTTAAGTCCGTCAAAGTCAACGACCACCTTTTCATCATCATCAGGGCAAGGGCAAAGCTTTTCTCCTTCGGCTGCTGCAAGGTTGATTTTGGGCTCTTGGTCCATATCCATGTCCATGTCCATGGTGTCGTCTTCTTGCTCAAGCAAAGTGGCAACTGCCTCTCTAACTTCAGGTGCGTACTTTTCAAGAATCGAACTCTCCGCACTCTTGAGAGCAGCCTCCTTTAAGGCGGTTGCATCTATAATCGCTTGTTCTAGTAGTGTTGACATTTATCTTTTTCTCCAAAAGAAGATTATATTTCACAAATAAGTAGTATCTAAAGTTTACAAATCCCCCAATAAGCTTTAATGTTTTCAGATGTTATTTGCTGTTGCTAGCCTCTTGCAGCTTTTTTAGCACCCTTTCTCTTTGTTGGCGTGCTTTTCGTCTCTTAACCGATGGTTTTTCATAATACCTTCTGTCTCTTAGTTCGTCTAAGACGCCTGATTTTTTAAACTTTCTCATAAATCTTCTTATTAGCTTATCTGGATGTTCGTTCTTTTTTGGCACAACTGTAACATGTGAGGGCTTGTTCCCCTTGGGCATAAACTTTCTATCTCGATATGACATCTAATTTCCTATTATCTAAAATGTAGTGCAGGCGGCTCTAACAACCATGTCAGCAAGTGAGCCATCATGAACAAAAGCAATTCTATCCACTCCATGAATCGGAATAGTGAGCATCTTTTTTCCATCTATTGTGGTAAACTTTGCCTCAACATAGGCTAGTTCGGCAGTTGTATCAGCGCCGTTCTTACGACCAACAGGGATGTATAGGATCGCCCAGCCTCCAAAAGCATAGTTATAGCCATAAACTGTTACAGTATCATCGGTGCCATCATTCTCTATTTGAAGATGCAAAAACCTTTGATTTTCTGTTTTATATCCATTCTTGCCAGCGTCAGCAGAAAGAAGGTTATCGGCGAGATCTGCTGCTGCAACACAAGTAACTGATGTGGCTCCTTGCTTGTTACTAATCAAGCTGTCATCAAGAATCGCTTTAGGTCTGCGTGTTCTGCCGAAAGATTTTGGTGTGCCGTTGATGGTCATTATTTTCCTCCAATATATCTAATTAGTGCTTAGCGCATAAAAGCTTTCCATTTTTTGCTACCTAGCGCAACAATACCGGATATGTCTACGCCGGGGTCAGAAGGCTCCATATTCCCAAGAGGGCTCCCCATCTCCGGTGACCTATCAGCAGGTGCCGGTGTTGTGCCTTCAAAAATGTCTACTCCCCCATAAGCATCTCTACCTATTGCATCAAGCAATTTTTTTCTTGATTCATTCATGGTATTAGCGGCTGGAGTTGGCTTTTTCATTTTAAACGTAGGAGCCGGGGTGTCATCTTTAACCTGCTCCTGTATTAAACCAGTGCCCATACCTTTAACAACTTCCGAAACAACAGAAGAAAGAATGCCTTCTTCATAAAGGCACTCCTTAATACATTCCTTAATCATTGGCTTTAGAAGCTTTTTTAGCTCTTCTTTTTTCACGATAACTCCTACTTGATAAGTTTTTCTGTAAGTGTGTTAAATTTTTCTTCGCTAGCTTTAATCCTGCACTCTTGTATGGTTTCAGAGACAGACTGAGCCCGTTGCACACCCTTGCCGAACTGTGACAGGGCGGAACCCCCTTGGGGTACAGACGATCCTTGGCGCTGTTTTGAGCCACCAGCTTTAGCTTTTTTCTGTGCTGTCTTGGGAGCGCCCTGATCGTTAACGTCATCGCCGCCCATTACAACATTGTATTTTCTAAGCAATTGAATTGCTTCTTTTACACTCAACCCTTTCATACCTGTGCCGCCGCCGCCTTTGCGGGCTATAGCTGCAACAGCTTCCTCTGGAGTGAGTGCCTTGTTTCCTTTGGCTTTAACTGCTGCAATAGCTTTTCTCAAGACTCTACTGACAAACTGGTTAAACTTTGCTCCCCTCTCCATACCCTTTAAGTCGTTCTCGATTGAACGATCAAACACATAATAATAGACCGGCTTTGTTCTAAAGCCCCCAGCCAAACCTCTGCGTCTGCGAGTTTTTGACACGGCTTGGCGAAGATCTTTAACGCGCTTACCTCTTCCGTATGCCCTCTCGAAGCTATCGGTATCATCAATGGCATCGTCTTCTTGTTCAAATAAGGCTTGGAAAGACTCGCTTTCTTGGAGGTCTCTCCCGATCACGCCACTTTTCTCAAGAGACTTAAGTATTGCTTCGGCTCTCTCCCTAGCACCGGGCTGCTGTAAAAGTCTAGCATTTAATCTGTAGTATTTTACATCGTCATCGTCGAAACGGATCAAGATGGGGATTTCAAAATCAACCGGCGGCTGAACTGGTGGCTTTTCCTTCTCTTCCTCTCGGTCTCCACCATCGTCTAAGTAATCTAAACTTTGCAGGAGATCATTAAGGACTTGTGCCCTAGAAGACTTTAGACCCTTCATACGAAGCGCTTTGACACCAACTGCCGATGCCAACAATCCGATTCCAAGTGGTCCAAGGTATGGGGCTAGCATAGAGCCAAACTTTCCAACAGCCGTAGTTTTGACCACTGTCTTGCCAATGGCTGCGGCTAATGGCTTTAGCGCCCTTATGACCACAGACTTGCCTAATTTCAGCCCAAGTGCTCCGGGTTCTGCCCCAAACATCTCGCCTAGAGTGCCCGCTCCAGACGTAGTTGCTGTATTCCAAGCATCCATAAAAGCCGAAGGATCGTCAGAAAGTTGCGAAAGCTCGCCCGCATCTATGCCTACTGCTCGCATTTCATTGAACATCGTCTGTGGATCAACATCGGGAGCGAAGTGGCTTGGGTCTCCATGCATGACACGACCTAGCATTTGCGTTATGCCCTCTCCGGGCTCGGGCGATAATTTGCCAACAACTTCTGTTTGCATGTCATCAAGGGTGATATCCCGCCTGATGAGTTTGGTTGTGATTTCCTTAAACCATTCTGACTCAACCAAGAACTTCCCAAGTATGGTTGCTGCACCAAGCGCAGCGAGTATAGCCGGTAGCTTATTTGATTTTAGACCTTTGACAACTGTTGATTTTTTATCAGTGCCTATCGGTCCAGCCTCTTTCTCATCTTGCTGCTCCATAGTCAAATCTGAAACAATAGCCTCTAAGATTATCTTGTCTTGATCTCGGTCCACATCTTCAGAGAAGTGCTTGTAGATATCTGCCAGTTCATAATCGAGAAACTTTTTAGTAATTACACGAAGCTGATCAATTATTTCATTAGCAACCACGACATCCATTTGCTTAGTTTCTACAGCTTTCTTGAGTGATTCATAAAAAGCAGCGATCTCCATCGTCTGCTTCAAAAACTGATCTTTATCCTCTTGGTTGGGATATCCGGCTTCTTTAAAATCTTTTTCCAAATTTCCAATAAGCTCTTTAGATTCTTTAGAGGCTACGTTCTGTAGTTTCTGCATTGCCTGAACATACTGCTGCTCAGCAGCTTCTGATCTCTTTTTGCGACCTCTTATTTTGCCACCTTTCTCCCAAGTTCCGAGAGTTTTAGCAGCAAAGTTTTTCATCTTACTCCAAATGCCCTCCTGAAGAAGTTCCTCGCTTATTAGGCTGCGAGCTTCTTCTTTAACAATCTGTGCTATGCGTTGTTTGCTGTCTGACATTTTTTTAATTATCTCCTAAAATAAGATGCATTAAGTAGTTTTCTTCTCAGTGATTTTCAAAACCATCTACAATATCGTTTAATTTTCTATTGATCCGATCTGCTTTGGTAAAAATGTTTGCTTTTTTACTTTCATTAACTCTCATAAACGCACCCGGTGTCGAGGGCTCTGATACAAAATCGAAACAGATTAGCTGTAAATCTTCCTGAACAACCGCATGACCTCTTGATTCGTCAAGCGAGCCAAGAGCCCTAGAAGATATGCCAAGCTTGCAACCATCTTTTACAAGTGCTTGTAATATTTTACCTGACGGGGTGTTAAGAACTTTGACTTTGCCCATAACAGCGTTGCCGTCCCACCAAACATGTGTAACCATATGCGAAGCGTTCTTTAGGTTGATTACTGAATCATCTGGGTGGTCGAGTTCGCCAAGGGCTCTGCGCTCATCCACAAGCTTCATATAATTCTTAATCTCTCTTCGAAGGACACTTTCAGGATAGACACGTCCATTGCCGTTAGGCGTGTCATATTTCTGCATGCACCCGGACAAAATCATGCCGCCCTCTGCCACATACTTCTTTTCGGCTTCGGTTAGCAGGTCTTGGCAAATGCCGCCTTCACATAATTCATAATATTCTCGTAAAAGTTGTTTTCCCATGGTTTTTTCCTATAGAGCGGGCGCAACCCGCCCGAGACTCGCCCCTTTGCAGCAGCGTGCGACAGGACGAAGATACCAGCTTCTTTTAGCAATGATCTTAGTGCGTGTCATTTTTAACCTCCAAGTTTTGAATCTTAATGCCGCAATCTCCAAAAATCATATTTAAAACATATGAAGTTCCTGAACTGAGGCAACCCAAAATAAAATAATTTATAACGGTATGTTCAAAAGTAAATAGTTCCGTATAACTGTTTATCCCGCACAAAAACACGCCAACCCAAAAGCCCATGCACATGGGACAATTGAACAACTCTCCAAAGCCACCCATCCACTCTTTTCTGGGTCTAATCATGTTGAAAATGGAGCCATAAACAATAAGCTGCGTCATGCCATACGCAGCTAAAATAAAATATACTAATTCCATGCTATCCTCTCTAGAGCATATAACTTAAGAAGTAAGGACTTATTCTGCCATAGCCGGGTCGAATACCGCCTTTTTCTGCTGATTGTGGAACCTCGCCTAGTTCTGTCGAATCAGCAGCGCTTGGATCTAAAAACTCATCCTCTTCCATTTTGTTGTATTTTTCAATGTATTCAAAGTAAGGTCTTTCATCATCAATAAACTTAGAAACGTTTAACACAACAAGAGGCAAAAAGTTATCTTGCTGCTCCGCGCCAACTAAAACCGCCTCCATGGAGCCATAACTATTGCCGCCACGAATTGTATCTGGATCTATAATTCCCTTTTTTCTAAGATATGTAAAGAAACGGTCTTGTGTATCATATATCAAATCGTTTGATATCTGCTTAGGGAAGGCGACTATCTTATTTTTCTGTGGCATGACGACGACATCGATATCATTATGATCGGAAATTATTAAATTTCCATCCATAGTCTTTCTAATATCTAGGCTCATCTCAATAGATGGAGCTTTTTCTTCGGGTGCTGCTGGCAGTGACTCCGAATCTTTTTTGCCGATTTTAATATTAATCGCCATTAGCTATTTAACTCCGAAACTAGATCTTGAATTTTTAAAAGACTCTGTATCATACCAGTATCTATCTCTTTCTTAGAGTAGCTATTGAGTTCTGATAAGATCCTTTCGGTACTTTCTTTCATTCTGCTATCTTCTAATATCTCTTGGGTGTTTAAGCTTTTTTGCATCTCTTGCTTTAGTCTGCCTATTTCTTCATTGAGATATATCTTAAGCTCTATACCGTTGTCCGAGAACGACGATATATATTTTGATAATAAACTTTTTTGTTGCTCGGAGAGTGTTTCTGAATATTTTTCATTAAACTTGTTAACAAATGTTTTGTATGTCAGATTATCAATCGGTTTCATTTTTTCTTCGGGTGGCTTTGGCTCAGAGCTTAAATAATCAATAACTCTGCTTTCGAGCAATACCTTCTCTTTGATAGAGGAGCCAGCACTAAACATTTGCGCTAACGTTGCTAAATCTTTGTAATTCGGAACAAAATTTGAAAAGACGCTCTTGGTATACTCTTCGTTCATATCTTTTACAAGCTCGGTTTGTTGCTGGAAAACATCGCCATCTAATATAAACTTACGCTGAGCCTTCACTTCGAATATAAGCTTTTCTGCTACAATCCTTTCTAAGCCCCTTGTCTCAAGGATTGCCTTGTATAGTTGTAACTCTTCGTGCAAGGCTGTTCCCTTCTTGAAGTGTTTGGAAATTATTTTTCTAGTTCTAGCCTGCTTTTTGAGATCACCTTGAACGACGGCTTTTGTCATCTCTGCTATTAGGGCTTCAAATAGAAAAGCAGTATTTCTTTTTTTATTGTGCCCCATCGTTAGTTTCCTTTGTTTCTAAGCCCTCAATTAGCTTTTCAATTTCAAAATTAGTTTGAAATATCATATGCTCATCGAGAATCTGCCTCTTTTCATAATTAGAGCGTTGGTCTTCCATATGCATATTTCTTAGCTGATTCATTCCAGTAGACCCAAAGCCTCCGGGATAAAAGGTACGAGGGCTAATTTCTGGGGTCGTTTTATAATTCTTTGTGCGTGGTCCCGAATCTTTTCGCTTATCACGTTTTGCAGGTGTATATCTCTTCCCTTTTGATCCAGCCGTCAAGTATGAGCCGTCCTCTTCAAGATCCCTCTTTGCTGGCGGCTCTGCTAGAAGAACACTGTCGTCCTCTGCGGGCGTATCTGCTGGGGCTGCGTCTCCTGCTGCGGCTTCATCACCACCGCCAAGATCACCAAGATCTAAGTCAGCAGCGCCTGCTTCGGCTCCAGTATCTCCACCTAAACCTTCTAGACCGCCTGCTGCGGCTGCTGGGGAGCCTGTATTTGCCTCTGCTTCACCAGCAGCTTCTGCGGCTGCATTTAGCTGAGCGTCATACTTCCTGTCGTAGAAAAGCTCTCTTTGGTTTCTAATAAACTCTTCTTCCGACATGTTGAACAAGTGTTCGCAAACCCAGCGACGACTAAAGTATCCTTCTGTAGCATTAGCTGCAATATCAAACTTGGTTTTCCAGTGTTCTAATTCTTGAAGTTCTGCAAGCTTCGATGGGTTATTTAAGAACAGGCTAAAGTTTAATAAGTCGTCGCCTCGAAAGCCAAGAGTATAGAGGTGGATAATTCCAATTTTTTCTAGCTCTGATATGACTGCTCTCTGGAGTCTCTGGATTGTTCTAGCAAATCGAATGTCTTTTTGTGCAAGGGTTGTTTTATCTTCTGTTTTATCCTCGCCAGAAGACAAATATGAAGATGGTATCTTAAGTGCAGAAAATAATTTATCCCTCAAATATTTTACATCTTCAATATCTTTGGTGTTTTGACCGCCCGCCAAAGTTTCAACTTTGGATGATGTATCACCACGAATAGGAATAAAATAATCCTCTTCAACGCTCATGGGGTTATACCGCAAGTCTACTCTACCAGTATCTGGGTTGACCAACTGATTTCTTTTCATGGAAGTCATAACTTTTTGCATATACTGCTCAACATCAGAAGGCGGGATGTTTCCTACATCAACATAGAAAACCCTTCTTTCTGGAGCCCTGACAACGCGATACGCCATCATTGCGTCTTCCATTAGAGTAAGTTGTCTCCAGATTCTTCTGCCAGCTTCAAGCACTGACGTGCCGTAAGGGGCGTACTTATCATTGCCAAGAATTCTAAAGTGCCCAACCTGCCAATTCTCAAAGGTCATTGCAGCAGAGTTCCACTGGAACTGAACATAATTCGGATTTGTTTTATCCTCCCCTTCTAATCTCTCAACTTCGGCGGACGGAAGCCCAATAACTGTCTTGATTCCTAGCCGGTCATCAATGTCGAGGTAAAGGAAAAAATCTCCATACTTGCACATCGTTCGGCACCAACCAAAAAGGTTGTATTCAATATTTAAAATATTTTGGTATAACGTTGATAAAACAGCTTTTATCTCTGCATTTGGACACTTTATGCTGAGCATTGGCTGAAGCGATGAGTGCGTTGTCATCTCATCTGCATATATATCGAGTGCCGAGGCAATCTCTGGTGTGTACTCCATCTGATCAAAGTCGGTATACCTTTCCGACCTTCTTTGATTAGCCATCGCTGAAGTGTTAATTTGTGCAAAAGGGTTATAGCCTGATCTCTTAAACTGCTGACCCGATGCGGTCTTGAACTTTGTAGAAAAATAGTCAAGTTGAGATCGCTTATAGTCCCTTGTCATCTGCGAACGGTAGTTGGTAATCGGTCCAGAAAAAAGCCGAGTCAATCTTCTAAAAAGTGTTGACTCTGAATTTCTTGGATTTCGTGTTTGGTCAGCCATCTATCACCCCTTAAAGAGCCATGAGTATTGTTGGTATTCACTCTTGTGCTCTGATATTTTTCTTTCGTAATCTTGGTCATACCCTTTTTGACCGGGTATTTGTGTGCTCATCTTTGTCGTAGACATGATCATAGAATCTAAAAAAGCTTTATTGTAATTCATCTTTCTTTGGTTGACTGTTAGTGCTGTATCTCGTACCCAACACCCAATTGCTAAAGACATAACTAAATCATCATGGTAAGTACGCATCGCCTGTGGTTTTCCATTGTTCCAGATAAAGGTTGTAAGCTCGTTATGCAAACGACTAGAATATACATTAATTAGTTTATTTCTTATGAATTCCTCTAACTTTGCTACAATTAAAGGTCGCGTCTTAGAAGAGGTAGTGAAACCCGCAACAGCATTTCTCATACTGTCGGCTATTCCAGAATCAACATAGTCGTGTGTGCCCTTCACTGAATAGTAAATATTTGGATACTCTAGACCCTCTAGCTTTTCACACACAGAAATACCAATACCCACATTCTCTACAACAATTAAGGCGTTTCCATATTCATTGCCAACCTGATAAAGTATATTAGAGTACATATCTAAATTGGGCTTGCCCTGATACTCAGCCACAACCTCCATGGTTTCTAGCTTAAAAACTTGAAAGACAGAAAAGTCTGCGCCATCACCTCGGGCGACATCTGCAACAACCATATATGTATTTTCTTGTTTATATTCTTCCCATATCCAATAGTTCCTATCAAAGCCAGTTCTATGCTTTGGTTCGCGTATATTATTTTTTATCAATTCAAGATCATCAGCGTGGATCACCGTTTCACCAGATGTATTGAAGTTGCACTCTAATTCCTGAGCTATTTGACGGCGAGACATGTTTTTTGTCTCTTTTTCAAACCAGCCCTGATCTCTTTCAGGGTGGACATCCCACGGCAAATTGATTGGCTTAAAGTCGTTATCCTCTAGTTCTGCCTCAATGTAAGTTTTGTGAAACCAATTTCCAACACCATTTGGAGTTGAGAGCGCAATACAGCGACCACCAGTTGATAGGGTAGGATAGAGACCAGTCCATAACTCATCTAATCCCTCAACATGTGCTGCCTCATCAATCACTAACAAAGACAAAGCCTCTGAGCGACCTGCATCACCAGAGGTAGATGTTGCTTTTATTTGCGACCCATTGGATAACTCAAAGCTTGTTCTGTTGTCTACGGATATTTCTGAAATACGAATCCAAGGTGGCAAGTTTCTCATGATTGCCTTAACTTTTTTAACCAAGTTAGCTGCCGTATTAAATTTGGTAGCCATCACAAGGATGTTCTTATCTTTGTGAAACAGCATCATCCAGACAACGTAAGCTGCAACAATGGTCGAAATACCTAGCTGCCTAGCTTTTAGTATGACCGTAAAGCGATGATCATTAAAATCTTTCAATAAATCGTCTTGATAATCAAAAGTTTTAAAAGGTATTGACCCCTTTAGAGGATGAGAGATCTTGCAATAGTTGTTAATGAAATAGCTCGGGTCTTTACCCGATTTTACCACTTCTTTAATTATTTCTTTTTTTGTTAGATCATGAACCATCGTTCACTTTGCGTGTATCGTTTTGTGGTCTACTACCTTGAAAGCCACCTTGGTCTAAGAATTTTTGAAAACCATCTTGTAATTCTTCAGAGCTAGGCTCCACAATTTCTTTCACATCAGTCAAACTTGTAATAACGTATTTTTTATGAGCTTGAACAAAAGTTCGAACACGGCTTGTATTTTGAACAATAGCTTTAATTTCGCCATCTGCTTTTAGCGTAACGCTCTCCCCAGTAATCTTCCTATACTGCTTCTTAAGATAAGCTACAATATCTTCAATTGTCTGATCAAGCTCTGACTCAAAGCCGCCTCTGTAAACATCTTTTAATTTGATTTCTGCTTGATAGTTAACAATCATGTGTGGACCAGAAAAGGTAACTTTAAAACCGTCCAAAGTTCGAGAGTCATGGATCATGTGCCCCTCTTCTCGCTTTAGACCAATCTCAATGGGGTTGCCCTCGTCGTCAAGAGCACCGTCGTAAGCATTTGCTGCTGCCTGAGCAAGTCCTCTTACGACCTTTAGTGATTCTGCTGACATTTAGTTTTTCTCCTTTCGGGGTCTCCACCCAGATTCCCATCGCTCTTCCCTATCTTCGACCCACTGAATATAGCATTGTTTGCAGCATTCAAATTTGGTCATGTATACATCATCATGTATACTAAAAGAAAAAGAGTCGCATACTGGGCATTTTCGATTATGTTCTCTAGTAAGTAGTTTTTTATTGACAAAAACACCATCGAGTTCTATCTTCTCGCCTTTTTCTCTGCGAAGGTCTTGCTTGTTGAGCATTTTTTGAAGTTGCTGCTTATATTCCTCTTCTTTTTCATCGCTCCAATTAGATCGAGGATTCTGTATAGTTTCAGGACCATACTTTTTTGAGATTGCCTTTTCAACTCTTACAACATAATTTGGGTCTTTATGTTTTTTCACTCTATCTCCTGATTAAGTGATATGTCGCAACACCAGCCCCAAAGCCGACAGCTACACTGGTCGCGACAATAACTGGTATGTTTAGCTTTTTGTTTTTCTTGATGATTCCACGAAGAGTTTCGATCTCTTCATCTCTAGTATCAATCTCTACTTGGTATCGAACTTGCGTCTCTTCCAGTGTAATTTGCATGTTTGTAATTACAAGCTCTGTGTCCAACACAAGAGCCTGCTTCTCGTATTCGCATTTTGTTTTCATTTCCTCAGCAAGAAACTCCTTCCAAGTTAGTAACTTGGCAGTGGCTTCTGTGTCAAAGCAAGTAGCCTCGAACGGGACTGTCCCGTATTTGGGCACAAGAATAAACTTCCCCGGACCTCCGTAAGCCACAGGGATTGTTACAAAAAACAAAAACAATGCTTTAATCAGCGTATTCAAAACCAAACTTCGCCTCTATTTCTAAAATAAGCTGATCTGGGCTTTCTTGACGAAGGGTAACAAAATCTTGTACTCGTTCTTCTTTCGCCTCAGCAACAGCCTGCTGATACTCTATGTATTCCATCTCTAGCTCTTCGAGCTTTTGTCTATAATCTCTCAAAGCCTCTTCCTTGCGTTCCGTCTCGCGTTGGTGGCTTCTCTTTAATTCTTTAATTCTTGTCTCGTAGCTCTCTACTGACGCGTCGTATGCATTAACAAGACCTTTGTGGTCTTGCCACCAGAAGAAGGAGACTGCGAATAGCAACGAAGCTAACGCAATCTCCTTCCAATAGGTGCCTATAAATCTAAAAAGACCTCGCACTACGCCGCCTTAAGCTTAACAACAGCGTCAATAACAGCTTGACCGCCAAGATAAAGAGCAGAAATGGTAACCCAATCTCCACTAGTCAAAAATCCAGTTGCAGCTAAGCCAGTTGCAGTAGCCCAAACAAGAAGTTTGCGCGAGACAACTTTTTCTAAAGTCTTATCGACTGCTCCTTTTAATGCCATTTTCATATTACCTCCAATATTATTTCTTTTTCTTGTCTTGTTTCACGGGTGCAGGCTCAGAAACTGGTGTCTCTTCCTGTTTTACCGTGAAAGTAGTAACCGCTCTATGAACAGCGCTGGCTTCTTCTAGACTATAAGCCCCTCGCTGTTGTGCGATAGTTACTGCACTGATAAGTGCTTGCAAAGCATCATTCTGGGTCATTTTCACCTCCGACCTGTAATAATTAGTTTATTGATTAATAAAAGCATATCCATTAATTTTGTCAATTGTTATTTGTGTGTCCACACAATCCTTGAGCGAATCAAGATGTGTGATAAGCAAAACTGTCTTAAAATAAGATTTAACAACATCCAAGATTCGAACAAAACCCTCCATGTTGTCTGCGTCAAGTGCAGTACCGGGCTCATCAAGAATAAAGATATCCCCTTTCGGAAGACTAGACACAGAGAGTAGGGCGAGCCTAATAGCCATAGCAGCAATAGTCTTCTCCGCTCCAGAGCCCATTTCTAGTGGTCTCGGCTCATGGCTTGGATGTTTAATAAAGATGTTTAGCCTTTTTCCATCGTCTTCAAAAAAGATTTCAAAATCGACTATGTTGGCGAGGACTTTAGCAATCTCTTCATTGAGCGCCGGAAGCCTTTTTTTGATAACATCGTATGCAATCCCATTATTGTGCATGCACCGCATAAATAAATCATAAGCTGAGTATTCCTGTCTTAGTTCATCAAGCTCTTTTTGTAAGCTGACTAGTGTGTTTAACTTCTCTTCGCAAGAGCCATGAACCTTGTAAAGATTCATAATTGTCTCTTGACACTCGTCAAGACTACTCTGTAGTGCTACTAGAGTCGCCTCTTTGTTTCTCTTCTCTGCTAGAAAACCTTCTAAATTGTCTATCGCTTCCTTGTTGGTTTGATATCCTTTTCTTTTGTCATGCAAAACATCGAGTTGTCTTTCAAGGTTTTCAATCTTATTTTCGTCTTGCTGGATATATAGATTTAACTTTAGGATTCTTTCTGATAAATTTGATTTTCTTTTATTAAGCTCATTAAATTTACTTATTGTCTCTTCTGCTTCTTCTGGGTTGAGTTCTCTAACGTGATTATTCAGATCACTAAGTTGCCCGTCTTTGTCTGGCTTCTCTTTTAAAGCTTGCTCCGCTTCGTTAAGACATTTGCAACCCTTCAAGAAACCGGGGTCCTCTAGTGTGGCAATCTTTTTATCAATAATTTCCAACTCTTTTTCAAGAATTTTAATTTTTTGATACACCTCAATCGATTCTTCTTTTCGACCCCTCACATCTTCTATATTAAAATCTGCAAGAAAAGAGATGATCTTGTCTAGCATCGAGGCTTTATCGCCAAGCTCTTTCTTGTCTCTCAAAAGGTTGCTTCTAAGATGGTTAAGCTCTCTGGTATTGTCGTCAATGTCGCCCAGTACCTTTGCAATATCCACTAGCTCTACCGGAATAGAATCAATTTTTTGTTTGATTTCTAATATCTCTTGGCGAGCATCTGCCATGTCTCCCTTGAGACTTTCACACACTGCTTGTTGGACAGCTAGCTGCTCTTCGCTGTCTTCAAAAACAGTTGTTGCTTCGCTTATTTCTTCGTTAAAGTCTCTGCCCTCTAACCGCTTAATTGCTCCGCGCAGATCAGATGCATCCTTCTTTGCTAATCTAAACTTCTTTTCAAATATTTCAAGGTCTAGAAATTTAGCAAAAATCTCTTTTCTTTTTGTAGATCCTTCTTTCAAAAATGACAATGCATCCAACTGAGAAGACATGGATGAAAATAAGAAATCGTCCAAAGAGCCAAATACTTTGCGTATGTTCTTATCTGTTTCGTTTCTCGTAAGTCCATTCAAGCTGACGCTTTCTTGGGTAACTTCGTTATAGCAAGAGAAATCAATGTTTGTTTTGGCTTCAACGCTTTCGCTTCCATGCAACTTTTTAACATATTTCTCTGATCGCCTATCAATCGTATAGGTCTTTTCTCCTACTCTAACTTTTACTAGACCGGAGCCTTCATCCTTGTTTTGGTTAATAATATTAAGATTTTTTCTTTCGTTCTTAGATGTGGAGTTCCAAATGGTATAAAGCATACTGTCAATAACTGAAGATTTGCCGGAATAGTTTTTGCCAAACACACCAACGATGCCGTTTAATTTTGAAAAGTCAATCTTGTTTCCTGACCCGTAATTAAAAAGATTATCCCAGCAAGCACTTTGCAAATTCCAATTTACATTTCTAGCTACCTCTTCATGCTCCTCAGCAACCTTGTTATATTTTAGATTTAATTCGTATACTTTCTGTAACACATCATCTGTTACCTCGTAATCTTTTAGGTACTCAGATATAAGTCTTTCTTGAACAGTTATGTCTCTAAGATTTTCTTGCTTTATGTCCTGAGCAAGCTTACTAACGTCGCCACGCTGTCCTGCTGCCCTGTTCAGGAACGTAATGGCTTCTGGCTTATATCGATGCTTGGCTGCCTCCAGAGCGCGGCGCATCTTAACAAGTGGTAAATTATTATTTGAAACAATCCGAAGTCTAGCTCCAACAGGTACAAGCACGCCGTTCGGAATCTTGCCACTCTTTGTCAACTCGATTGTTACAAAAGGCTTTGGGTTTAAAAGCTTGTGGTGCTTGCAAGTAAACTTATCTTTACTTTGGATATCCCAAATCAAAAACCCTTTGTCATTGCTCTCGCCGTGATTTTGCTGGACTGTAGAGCCACAATAGCGCACTCGACCCTCTGTGTCAATGATCTGATTTGTCTTGTGGATATCACCAAGAAATGCAAAGTCGTGCTCTTTAAAGATCTCTGGTGTGTGGTCTCCGTGCTCCATGACCCATCCAGCGTCTGTCATCACCCCTGCAATGGATCCGTGATACAGTGCAATATTTATCTTTTCATCATCCGATGGACTGACCCAATTGTCCTCATCAAAAACCGATAGAACATTAAGGCTAAAGCCACCATCCAAATCAACTTCTCCTGCTTTCTTTAGCAAATGTAAGTTAGGTAGGTTTAGGGCTTCTGCGATTGGTGTAAGCGCATCCTGACGATTATTGTTCTTGAGGTTTCCATCATGGTTGCCAAGAATAATATATGTTGGCGCGATTGACTCTAAATTACGAAAAAAGTCTGAGCACAATTCTACAAACTCTGGAGAGATTTGCGTTTTAGTATGGGCAATGTCTCCGCAGTGTATGATATAGTCTACCTTCTCTTCTCGCAAGGTTTCATATAATTTTTCAAATACTGCACGATATTCTTTTTGATATTTTAGATTGCGGATATGGGTATCTGCTATATGTGCGAATTTCAAGTAAACCTCTCCAACTCTATTAAATGTAACACGTTTTCTATTTTAGTCAAGTACAAACTTGATTATATTGAAGCCAGTCTTTCCCACAAATGATTGTCGGAGTTCATAAATACAGCCTCGCTTTTTCTCTCTAAAAACTTTTTATCTGACATCTCTGCAATGTCGTCATATCCAGAAGTATTGATCTTGGAAACATCTACGCCATACGACATTAGGCTCTTAATAATTCTGTCTGCTTTTTCATTTGCGTCCTCGTCCAAAGCTAAGAATACTTTACACCCGCTGTTGACAATTGCCTTAAACAATTTACCACCCTCTCGCAGCGTCGAGCCAAGAATGGGAACAGCGTTTCCCGCCTTAATGGCGTCAAATATTCCCTCTACAATAACAAGATCCTCATACCAGTCTACATACAACTCATTAAAAACAATATCTTTGCTTGCGGGCGGGTTCTTATACTTTAGCCAATCGCTTCCAATTGATCGGGCGACATAATAATTTACATACCCATCTTTATTAAAAGATGGAATAATCACTCGATTTCTATACTCTCCCTCTGAGCAGTATCCTATTTTCCACTTTACTATGTCGGCTTTTTTAATCCCTCTCTTTTCTAGGTAATTAAGGAAAGGCTTTGCTGATCGTAGCATTTTTTTAGTTGCTAGAGATTTGAATTCTTCCGGCAACTTAAGAATGGTTTCGCTTTCTACTTTCGCTTTAGCCCCAAACAGATTATCAAACCCATCTAGATCTATCTTTCCAACAACATCCTGCCACTCTCTAAAGTGACTTAGTGACCCAAAGCGACGTATTACACTTCCTACATTTCTACCTCGCTTATCGCAAATCCAGCACTTAAAATAATTTTTCTCAATATTGACAGAAAATTTTCTTTTGTGATGGCGACAATACGGACATGTAAAAAGGTGTTCATCTCCACGATCGTAACTATGACCTAGAGCATTTCTTAAGATTCTAACCTTTTCTGTTCGCATGCCACCCCCGCTTTTGCGATTATAATTGAGTCTGCCATGTCATAGGACTCTGGCTTTGGATTTCCATGACGTGTATATTCTATCACGAAACCCGGCTGGTTGTCAAGTAAATATTTCAAGACAACAGGCTTTGCTTTTTCTCCTCTGGGAATTTTGATACCGCAGAGCTTTCTAGCACTTGTCGCCGCGATGTATTCTGGTTTAATCTGAAATAGATCGTAAACAAGCCATGACACAATACCATTAAACCGAGACAAGCTTGATAGAGTTTTAGCAGATGAGAAACCTGATCGGAACGTTTGGAGCGACTGTTCAATATAAACGTGTTTAATCTTTCCGCCGTATTGGATGTGTATCTCTGTAACACCTTTGCTCACCGCCTCTGCTTTATCAAAAAAATCTTTATACTTTCTAGTATCCCAAGCTCCGTACTCAATCACGTTGCCTGCAAAATCCGCAACGGTCCAACCTGTAATACTTGTGGAGATGTCTAATCCAAGGATCAATTAGACTCCAAATTCTTTTTCACCATAGCCTTGAGATCTGGGGTGGGCTTTGGGGTATCTAGTTTGTATAAGTTAACTGTGACATCGCCATCGTTATTCATGGTCTTATCCACGCCAAGAAGACCATCTGACTGCAATTGCCTCACGTCGTTTCCGTTTCGTTTGGCGTTGAGTTCTGCCTGCTTGAGCGCGAACGTGCCATCTTGTGAAGTGTAAGAACCTATTAGCTCGCCCTCTGGTTCAGCGTCTGGTGTATCGTCGGCGTCCTTGTCTTTCTTCTTGAGCAAGTCTTTAAATTTACCGTCTTTACCAAACGTGTCTTTGAGACCCTTGTCTAGCTTTCCATCCTTACCAAAAATATCTTTAACGGCTTTGCCGACCGGCAACTTCATTGTTGCGGCTGCATCGCTAGCATCCATTTGCTGGGCTGCAACAGGCAGATCTGGCGTGGTCACCTGATCAGCAGCCATTGCCATGCCCGGAGCAAGAGCGTTGGTTGCAATAGCGGCAATCATCCCAAGCAGCACCAGCTTTTTGCCAAACTTTTTATTAAGAGATTCCATACTATCTAATATATCCTCTTTTGCGCCTTCTGTCAAGAGTCCATCATAACTTTCTAAAATATAAGCTAATGCTTCGTCGTACTGCTCGTCTACGGTGTTGTAGTGTCTCCAGCTTTCCATTATCAGCTTCATGTCACTCATTTTAAAAGTCCACCTTTAATTTGAACGTAAGATCGCGTTCTTCTGTTTTTTTAACTGGGGTTGCCAAGTTAGCTATCCCAATCATATTTCTGTCTTCATCGTAAATAGCTACTCTGGTGATGTATGTCTCTTTATCAAAACTTGCTGTTGGTGTAGCAAATGAAGAACTTACAACATTTTTTATTTTTGAGGGAGGCTCTTTATAATACATGGTTCCGGTCAAAGGACCTGTGAATATTTGATCACTGTCCCACTCTACATAAGTTGGGTTGCCCGAGTAGTTCAAGTCGCCCTTATTAGCATGGGCTAGCATGGTGACGGTTGGAACCTCTTGTGTGCCCTCAAAACTCAATACATAACTTGATGATGGTATGATTGCGTTTGAAATAGTTGAAACACCATCATTTGCACCAACACCATAGTAAAGCCAAGAAGGCTTCTTTTTATTTGAAGCATCATTAATATAATCGCGGGTAACAGTGGAAAAATCCCAACTACCTGTTAAAATGAGAAACCCTTCTTTATACAACACAACCCCAGCGACCGAGCCGGATCCATTTGCCTGTGCATGTGCAGAGCCGCTTACCTGTATCAATTCGCCGTTCTCTGCCTTGTCTTGAGCCTCTGCGACAAGTGTACCAGAAATAAAAAATTGTAACTTAACGGAACCTTTTTTGATTTCAGAGCCATAAAAAATTGATGGGATAGAAATTAAGTTTAGCTCTTGTGTTCCCTTGTCCCATTGCTGTGTGCCCCTATCAGAAGTGAAAGCATAGTGATTGCTCATAAACTTATAACTGTTAAGGGTATTTTTTAATGCGACAATTTCTCTTCGAGTCGCACTAGCTATAGAGCTAGATCTTATGATACTAGCCGACAAAGGGTAACTGCCACTTAGAATATCTCCATATGCAAAATCAGAATTATATTTTGTTGTAGAAATGGTCTTGAAAGCTGTGGTGGAGCCCTGCTTTGTGACAAAGGGATAGATGAGCGCTTTGTCCTCTACGCCATCAGTTCCTATCGTTCTGCCTGTAGCTTCTTCTATGCGATCTACATTTAGCTCATAAAGGCTCACATTTCCGGGTGCTACATTGGGCACATATTTAAAAAAGCTACCCGACTCCTCGGAACGATTATTTAAAAATACTTGCCCATCATAGATGACAAACTCGGTCTTAGGATGCGTCTTGAGTACATTGAAAAACTTGTCTGTTTCTTTAAACTCGTAAAGAGGCATTGCGAACCCCCTTTAGTAATCGAGTCGAACACGCAAAGTCAACTCATTTGTAGGAGTCTTTTTAAGTGGCTCAGAAAGCTTTGCAACTGCCAACAGTTCGTTGTCGGCTGAATATAGCCCAACAGATGTGACATACGAAACTGGCATATCACTTGTCTTATTCTTTACAACCAACTTACTTGAATTCAGGTAAGTGGGGTTAGAAGAGTAGTTATATTCATTGTGAGCCGCACGACAGAAATATATGGTTGAATTTAGCTCTGTGGTATTATTAAACGAAAGGGTCTGCAAAACGTTTCTGAAGCCATCAGCGGCTCCTGAAATTGATGATGCAGAGAGCATCGTGTTGACGGATGCACTATGAGAAGTAAAGTTATAAGATGCCGATCCGGGTGGTCCAAATTGATTGATAAAATCGTGAGGGGCAGAGGAGCCAAATGGGAACCCGCCTCGGAAAAGAGACGAAGTAATGACTGCCACGCCTGCTTGGTAGTAAATTAAACCTGCTTTTTGTATAAGAACATCTGCCCCTGCCCTGTTAACATTAAGGATGCCGTATTCTCCAGCGGGGGAGTTTACTCTATAGTCTGTAACAGATCCCGTGTCGTTAATCGAGATGGTTGCATTTGGATCCATTCTGTTTCTTTGGGGAGGACAAACGCCCGTCAACAGTGTCATGTTGAAGGACCCCTTCTTAATTTCATCTTTCCCAAGAAGTCTTGCGAAGTTTATAAAGATGCAAGCATCCATTTTAGTTCCGCCTGTCAAGTCTCCATCTGCATCAAATTTTCTAATTGCTCCGGTTTCATCATATCCAACAAGCATTTGTGCCATTTGGTTATAGATATTTATTTTCTTAGCCGTCTGTGATTGAACAGGGTTAGTGGATTTAGATAGTGGCGAATCTGCTGCATAGCCAACCGTAATATCAAAAATGTGGTTTGCTGACGAACTCAAAAAAGGATAATCAAAAACACTCTGGAACATCCCATGTGCGTAATTTTTGATATTAGCTTCTGCTGTATAAGTGCCAGAGGGAATTGTTCCCGTAATGGGAACTGCCTCGTGCAGAAGAGTGCGAGTCGTCGCAACATCATTGTTTAAAAAATTCTTAAATATCGTAGCCATTATTTATCCTCTTTATTATTCTCTAAGATCATGGACCTGACTTGTACTTAACAAACCGAACGGGAACATCAACTCTATAGCCTGTTGTTGCTCCAGTCACTCGAATAGTGGTGTCGATGAATCGATAAACCACTGACCCGTTACTGACAATGGTATATTCTGATCCTAGTTCTGTAAACAAGAACGTGCTGGAATTTAGATCAATTGACGCATTAATTTTAAATTTTAAAGTTGTTCCTCTTGGACCAGCTATCGATTCTTTTCCAGAACCAGAAGATCCAATGTTATTTTTAGTGACAAACTCGTTATCGGTTCCAAGCGACAAATAATAAGAAGCAATATTGTCGTCATCAATAAAAGAAACAGCGGCACTGGTGCCAGTTGTTGATACTAGGCTACCAAGCCTGTTATCCATTTCGACGATATATTGGGTCTCTACCAGATCTGCATCTAGCATGTTGTCTGCGGAAATAGCTGTGGTGTCGAGACCTTGATCCAGCCGAACAAACGAGCCACCATCAAGTGTGGCTCCCATTATCCACCCATCACCAAGACTTTGACCTGTAATTCCAGCAGTGGAGTCACCCGAGCCAACATGCTTTTCTGTTTCGCTATCAACTGCAACACCAAAGTATTTGCTAGTATACATAGCGTTACCAGCATTTAAAGTGTTTAATTCAATAACCGGAAGGTATAGAAGGTTTGTTCTAGAAATTGATAGCAATTTTGATTTCATTGAGGACGCATTATTTGTAAACGCCTCAAGAATAGGGGTCTGCAATATCTCCAAATCATAGTAAGCTGACCCGCTGACATGGTTTTTGTTGTAGTTGCCATAGTCAACTTCGTCGTCTGCAAATGCAAATTTAGCAATCTTAAAGCTACCATCGCCGCGAGCCAAACGCATTCTGCCTGTATCTGTTAAAACGGCGTCCAAAATGATGTCGCCTGAGTTGTCTAAGAAAGCCATTGTTTATCCCTACTCCTATAAATAGTGTTTAATATAATTAGTTTCCCTTTTATCTTTCTATAGTCCTTTTCTCAATTCTTCTTCTTCGGATGTCACTTCATGCTGTCTTTTGTAAGTAACATTTAGATCAATTTTTCTTCCAGTTGACTTGGAAATAAACCTAATTTTAAACTTTTTACCCCAGATACTTTCATCCTCCGCGCCGAGCGCATATGATTTTGTCTCTAAAGCAGAGCTTGCGTTTTCAAGATTTGATTTTGCTGCATTAAATAGTCCCTGCGTAATTCTTGGGACTATGTGGGCATAACGTTTTGCTGGCTTTGTAGGGTCATGAGGCTTGGTGGGTTGCTCTAATTCAATAATGTTTGTTACCATATAAACCGCCCCATCATTGTCAACTAGCTCTATTTCATAAACCTTTGTAGGATTTGATCTGTTGCCATGTATATCTATAGCTACAAACGTATAGTAGTATTTTTGATTTGGTAACACATCATCAACCATAGAAACTGCTGATGCTCTCTGGAAACTTTCTGGCTCGATTATAGTCGATAATAAAGCTCTCTGGTTGTTGGCAAAATCAGAGTATTTTTCTGGCTTTTCTGTAAGTCTTAAAACCTCAAAAGCACTTGCATTATCGTCAGATCGATAGGTGATTTTATCTTGCGGACCTAAAAAGTTGTTTCTTCTTAGCTGTGCGATAAGCCTTCTATCAGATTGATAAATTGGAATTGGGTACGCCTCTTGTTCGCCAACCGTAGAATTAAGCCAGATTATACTTTTATTGTTCTTGCCCCTATAAGGGACAATATTAACATCGGGCGGGAGTGGCGGCGAATCAACCATTCTTCCAGTGTGAGTAAAGAACGGAACCTCAACCAACTTTACGCAGGGTCGTGATATAGCTTCGATACAAGCCTTATACTGATTGGTCGTAGGAAGTCTCTCTTGGGTTGAAGGGATAGATATTGTGTCAATTTCCCCTATTGCATAGCTTCTAATTGCATTAAGAACGGTTGAAGCCAAATCAGAAGCGACGAATCCATACTCCAAAGCTATCAGCCCGACAACATAAATGAAGTATTTGAAATTACTCAGTGCCGCTAATTGACCAGAGTAAACATACACTGTCACTATCGCACGGGCAACCTCTTCTTGTTGAGTAGTATCAACACCAAGCGCGCTCATTGCCCCAATGACAGACCTTGCGTCCTCCTTAGCCAAAGATGTATCTACTGAACTTGGTCCATCATCCCTTAGTACCGCTCCGTTTAATTCTGGCATTTCTATTTCGGGGCATGTTTGTGTATATGTTGGCTCTTCAGGCGGTGCAAATTTTAAATTTGTATATAAGTATTCTGACCCAATCACTAGTTGATAGGCGTGAACACGATAGGTGTAAGTGTTATTGTATTTCACCTGTGTATCTATGAAGCTAATAACGTCTATATTATTTGAATTTGGGAACCAATAGGTTTGAATAGGTTGATTATTTTCAGGATTGCCCTTGTATTTTGCTACCGCATATAGAACTGTCTCAGTATGACAAGGCTCCCCTTCTAAAATTTGTTCGATAGATCGTGTTCTGCTTTTGACAATATCTCTTAACTTACCAGAGAATATTAGTAAACTAAGAGCCTGAGATAAGCTATTCTTCTGTAGCCCCGAGCTTATATAGACAGATCTAGTGTCAGGACCAACAAAAGTTTGATCCGCATACACCGGAGGCACAAACCCTGACATGTACCTTTCCCACCACTTCATGAGGTCAATGTATTTATATGATCCCACCTGTGACTCATTGCTTCCGTTCTTGTCAATAAAATAAGAGAGGTTCTGTTTTTCGACGTAGTAAGTGTCCGTGCCGCCGCCTATAAGATTTAATAACGAGGCGTTCATTCCTCCGCAGCCTGCGGCGACGTGTCTTTGTAGGGACGTAGACAGGCTTGCATCTTCCAACACCTGTGCCACCTCGGTTACACTGTCTGTAGAAAACTTAACTTCTACAAACATTGGAAAAGATTCTTTTAGTGTTGTGTCCGAGATCAGATCTAAATTCTCAAAAGGCACAATAAGATTTCGGAATCTTACATAAAAGTTTTCCATAAATCTTTCTTTTGCTTTTTTGAAAGCTCGCGAGACAAGCACAAAATAAGCCCTACGATAAGTGAGTCCGCCATGCAATGGAACGCCGGTTAACAAGTTTCTCTTTTCTTTTTTTATTTGAGCTTTTCGTTCATCAATGCGCCCCTGTAAAGTTTTAAGGTTTCGCATATTTCTAGAAATGTCGTCTGATATAAATGCGTAAAGGTTGGGCAGGTATTCTTCCCTTATGGAAGCAATTGATTGTTCGTAATTGGAATCGTAGTAGTTGTAATTGAAATCAACATCGACGAAACCAAGACCAGATATGTCTCCTATTTTTTTACGTTCACGCTGATCAAATGGCGTGTCAACTCTAAAAGAATAGTCTTGTAAGAAGCTGGGGGGCTGGATGTCTGGGGTCAACGATGACATAAGTGATTGCCACTGTTCATAATCTCCATACTCCTCGGCTCCAGAGTTTGCTGCCCCCCAATATGACTCGTCGCCAACAAAGCATATTCTCTGCTGCTTTGTGGCAAACGGAGGGTTACGAAGTGTTCTTGTTGCTACCTTGTCATAAAAAACTTTTACACGATTAGCACTTTTCCAATCTTCAAATACTGCATTATCGCCATACTTTAGACCACCCAAAGTGGCTACCCAATGCTTACCTAAAGCTAGTCTTAGTCTATCTGGCATTGGTATTTCTGACAACCTAGCGGCAGCATCAGATTTATTAATAGCTTCCTGATCAGGTCTAACTATGTCGATAAAAACGTATGTATTTTTCTTACCAGACTGCATTTTAGTAGCCTCCTCCACCACCGCCGCCGCCGTAGCTACCGCCGCTGGAGCTTCTTGTCACGCCACCAGTTGATCTCTGCGGCATGGAACGAGCCATATTAGGCGTTCTTGCTGACCTCTCAGTGGTGCCTGTGGGCTCTCTAGTGTCGTCCTGACCCCCTGAGCCACCTGTATTTCCTGAAGGGCTTGTAGGGGCTGAATTAGCACTTTTTTCACCGGGAATATCATAAACTAAATCAATATATTGAGAAACATAATCTTTTTGCTGCTGAGTGCTAAGGTTTTTGGGCTCACTATTGTCAGCCCCTTCACTCTGCCTTGGCTCTTCGTTCGGCTGTGCTTCTATGCTGTCCACTATATCATTGAATATTTTATCTTTTGTCTCTTGTGCTGCCATTGTATAATCTTTGTTATTATTTTCTTCTGGGCTATCACTGGGCTCGGTAGCCGTGGTATAAGAATCGTCCTGAACTGGCTCTTCGGCTTGTTGCGGAACATAATAAGTTTCCTGCTCGTATTCAAAAGGGGGTAGCGAAGCTGTGCATACGCCTTCCGCTTCATCAATCAACAAGTCAATAAAGCTGGTAACCCTTCCCTGATCTGGCAAGTTTTTATTTGCATCCGCGACATCTCCAGAGCTATTCTTGGCTCTCAACTGGTTCATGACTGTTTTCAAAGCCCCCCTTGGTGCGTCTTTAAGTTTATCTACGCTAACACCGTTTTCTAAAAGTAAGTTATATGCTTTTCTCGCTCGCGAACGGCGTCGTGGACGGCGCTTTGATACTCTTCCAGCCACACTGTCATTGGCTGCTATGTGAAAATATTTGTTGTACATTGGCATGTTGGTAAACTTAGACTGACCAATCCCATAGGTTTTATCATAATAGTTTACAACTTTGCACAAAATTGTTTTATTGCCTGAGCGTAAAGACTCTAACACTTCATAAGTTAAAGGTTTCCAAACTGGAGATGATACCTGTACACTTTCTGTAGGAGTTCGATCGTACCCGCTTAAATACTCAATCTTTGCGATGATTTGATAGTTCCATATAAACATCATTGCCGTTTCATAACTTCTTGCCACATCATAAGTTTGCTCAATCCAGTTGTTTCTAGATACACTGGAATCATTAGAAAAGAAGATTGATTTTATCTGATTTGGTATCTCTTTGATCATTTCTGTATTGATATCAGTATCAGTTGTATATTTACCTAAAACACTGCACTCGTCATTCGCAAGATTAAAACAATCTATCGACACTTGATTATCCACAGCATCGTCAACACCAAAGAAAGCTGCCATTACTTTTTGTGCTACAGACGGCGCATCTGTGCCAACCATTTCATCAAAAGAAATATCTTGTTGCACAAACTTGTTGTCATCTCCCAAGGAACGATCAGATTTTGATAATCCACGCCTGTCGGCGTCATCTTTTTTGGCTTTTACAGAAACTCCTTGAAGTCCTAAAAAGTTAGCATCCGTTGTTTTTTGCACTCCTGACATGAATGCCAAAGAAGAGATGCCAAAATTTATATATCTTGCCAAGTTTGAAGAAATATCTGAATTTGATAATAAATTTAAACTTTCTCCTTCTCCCGCATAGGCAACTGCCGGTGTTAAGTAGGTTGCGCCATATGTCCTAACATCGCCCAACTCATCTATTGATACAGTAAGATCACCTCCGGTGGAGCCCATGGGCGGGAAAGTTGGTGGTCCCAAAGGAGCCAGTCTTGGAGAATTATTAACAAAATATTTTTGATTTTCGCGACTAAGCCTGCTTAAATAATCTTCGACCGTTATTGTAAAGGGACCAGCATATTCATTTCTATTTGGGACACCTAAAAAGTTGATTCCATACTTGTGACCTAATTCTGTGTCATATGTGTGGGTGAATGTGTGCGTGTCTGTTAATACAAACTTTTCAAACGAAGCGGACTTACCAGACTTTTCAGAATAATCGATAGACACATTTCTGTTGTCGCCTAATAAAGTTATTAAGATACTCTCCATTTTATCCATCAAAGACAGCACAGCCAAAACACCTTCAGGAGTCCCAGTGCGAGGGCTTACCAGTCCATACAACTTTCTGTACAGAGCACGAACTTTGGAACTTTTGGCACCAGTAAATATTTTAATTAACGAGCATAGCCTAGCTGGTCCCTTAACCCACGGATATTGAGCAGGATCTTTATTCATGATTTGATAGTGTCGTTTCAAGCCTGTTGTAAAAGTTTTATTTCTGTCGTCATAATAATCGGGTGTTGAACATATACTACTGTAAAGTTCAAACTGGGTCTTGTCTTTTGAAAATTGTATTAGATTCTTGTTCAAGTAATCAACGGAGCTATCCTTTACTCTAACTTCTATAGAATATCGATAAAGACCGTCTGTCTGGTCATCAACACTCTCATCTGTCACACTAAATGTTCTTGTCCCTAAAGAGTTTTCTAAATCGATTTCCCTAATAGAGCCAATTTCAGTCTTAACATTTTTTAAAATACCTCGAACATCTTTTGACTCTACAACAAGGGTCGGCGATGGCGTAGAATTAATATATGCACTTTCTTTAAAAGGTGTGCCACGAACAGGGGAGTTTATATCGTTAAATGATAAAAGATCATCCACCCTATTTCGATATACCTTTATCATAATTATTTCAGATTGCTCTAAAATTTCTGATTGCTCCTCTTCGCCTAAAAGAGTGCTAAACAATTTTCCATACTCACTATTTTGTTTAAAGAACTCTTCATAATCAAAAGAAAAAGTAAATGAGCATTTACGCTTATCGCCTATCAGATCGCTACTAATGTATGCCTCTGAAAAATATGATACATTTTCCTTGCTTTTGACCTGCTCGGCAGATGTTGCCTTTCTGATTCTGCTTAGGATTGTTTCTACTGGCTTTAAATTTATGTCTTGCTGTAGTGGTTCATCTATATCTCTAAAGTCTTGTACTTTATAATTTATAACTTCTTCACGAGACAATATTGGATGTGGAGCTTTTGTGTGTTTTTCGCCTGCCATCCAAACACCCTTGTGCTGATGTACCCCGCCAGTCCAGATTTTACCATCTGGTGTGTAAAAAACGTATGCTTTTGATACAACTTCGCCACCCTGTATTACTATTTCCGAGGTTATTCTTTTTGATACTATGCCTTGTCTTTTGTTGTAGCCGTACAGATTTAAATTATAATCAGATATCATCTCCTGTATATCGAAGAAGCAAAAGGCAAAATAAGATAAGTGCTGGGGTGTTTCCACAGGTATGAAAAATTTTGCCTGATATGGTATGTCTGCCACCAAGCCCCTACCACTTGAAGGTGAGGAATAAAAATCTTTTATGCCATTAGTGTATTTCTTGAGAGATATAACTTTTTCATCATAGAATGCGGTTCTTTTTCCCTCTTTTATGGCAGTTAAGTCACCTGATATCAGTCGGTTTGTTAATTTTGCATTTGTGCTTTGAACAATTTTGACACGCATGTATTTTAATAATTCTGCGTCATAAAACCAAAGACTCATTGCATCATTGTCTACAACGTCCTTTACAACAATGTCCACTGTGGTGAAGCAGCCAGTGGCGCTCTGCTTTTGAGCCCCTTGCCGGTACTCTATATCGCCATCAACATCTCTTCTGATTCGATAATCAACAATATGGGGGTTATCGGGCTGGTCGGGTGTTACTGAGTTGTTCTCTAGTGTAATCTTGTCTATCATTACAGATGGCATCAAGCCCTGCTCAAAACTATTGTTTCCAAAAACTCCCTCATAATCTAAAGCTTCAGACATGTTAGCTTACCCCTAAAGAGTTTCCTGATCCAGCAGGACTTTGTACTTCACAGTTTGATGTTGGATCTTGCTCTCCAGTATATAGGTTGGCAGTAGAAGAGTAAGACGGTATATCAGGACAAACGTAATCAGTCTCTATAAGAATACCTTTTGACTTAAGTTCGCTGATTGCTTTGCACATTGTAAGGTCATCTATTTCAGAGTCAACAAAAATATCAAAAAAATACTCAACATAACTTGGGTCTAACTCAACGTCTACTGGTGCTTCATCGACTAAAATTCCATCCACAATAGGTTGCGGCTTCTTTTTAAATTTCATAGGTATTAGTTCATCTCTTGTTGTGCCATTTGATAGTGTCTCTGTTTTTATCTCATAAACTTCAATATCAAAGTTTTCCATTCTGTAGGGCACATTTTGCTCTGTTAAGTCCAGCAAAATATGGTCTGCCTCAACCTCTATAAATGTGCCGTCGTCAAATATACCCTCGGCGAGAACGGGCTCGGACTCAACCGGCTGATAAATTCCGCCCGGAACAACTATCCCATCCTCATCAAGAACTGGCTCAGCGTCTGCACCTTCTGGTCTTGGTGGCTTGTTCTCTGTGCTTTTTACTTTGGTTTTATATACAATCGATGCATCAATTTGGGGTGTCTTGCGATTAATCTGGCTCCCGGTGTATTCAGCAGACCAATTAAGCATTTCATTGTGATAAAACTTCATATTCCATGAAGGTGCTTCTTCGGAAGACAAGTCAGATGTACCAAGGGGGCTATACAAAGTTCCAAACTGCTTCTCAGTAGTTGATGCGATTCTTATTTTTTGATCTTCTCGAAGGTGTGGTCTGTCATCAACAAAGCTATTATGTCTCATAATTTGCTCGGCTCTGCCTTCAAATGAATGTTGTGTTCTTAGTGAGGGCGTTTCGCTTTGAATCCTGCCCTCATTATCGTTCTGAGAGCTTGACAATGCTGCGTACCTAGTGTCGTATATGACACCATTGTCATAAAAAGAGTAATACTTTGGATTAAACTTTCCAATAGAGAGTAAGTATTCTCCATATTTGGTTAGTTCTACATCTATTACATCTTGTTTTTGATCAAAAAAAGTTGCCATTATATTAATTAGAATCCTGCACTATTTTAACACCGTTTTATACACCGCCTGCCAGACTTAGCTATCGAATGATTCTTCCTGCTCTTCTGTCATCTCTGGTAAATAATCTTTATTAGGCACATCTGGCGGATCTTCGAAAGATATTTCGCTCTCTATATTAGCAAACTCAACAAGCGAGAAGAAGTCATACGGCCAGTTATAAGAATATTTGCTGTCCTCTATTGAGGTAGGTACGCCGCCCATAGAAAATTTAAACCCAACAGACGTGTCTGTCCCTACGCTCACTAGGCGCTTCTTGAAGTAATCAATGCTAGCCTTTTGCTTAACCTTGAATACCATCCACTTTAATTCATTTTGAATTGCGCGTCCGCTTATACCACCTCTTTGACCCATCAACTCATTGGTCAAAAGAGGGTGAGTTATCTCACTTTCAGCAAACTCAATTTGCTCAGCAGCTTTTGGTGGTAAGTTTTGCCAGATGTAAGAGAGGTCGTCTTTATCGAAGGTATGACTAAACTCAAAGAAATACATAGCGATAGGGTCTACATCATCTGGAAAATCCAAGAAATTAAATTTAGGAGGGATAACATATTTTTTCATAGTATCAATTTGATTTTTGATAGAAGAGCCCGGATCTCTAGCAGGGTCTCCAGAAATCGGGTCACCTATAAGAACTTGCTCAACACTCGCTGGATTTATTCTGAAAAACTCTCTCGCGCCGTCTTGAATAACAAACGGAATTGCTACAATGGCTTCACTCACAGTGTGCCCATCTTTTACTGCCCCTAGTCTTGTTCTTGTTTGTTTAAATTTTAGCTTATCAATAAGACTCTCAAAACCGCCTTGGGCTGCTGTAAGTGTTTTATAATAATTTGCAGCATCATCATAGCCAGAGTTGTCGTTCCAAGTGGCACCTCTATTTCTAGCCCACCGGATAGGGATATCTGTTATTTCCATAAATATGCCCTCATCTGGAGAAGCCGGGGGTAACCCAAACTGATGCCACATTCCTCTTGGTACTGTAGACTTTCCATTTGTTGGGATGTCTAAATTACCATCTGCCTCTGTTATGGGTCGTAAAGATCCAGAAGTTGGTGTAAAATTAAACATTGGTGTTTCAAATTTAGGCTCAATAACCCACACCGCCTCATTAGTTTCTGGGTTATCACTGATTAGAACGGGTCTGTTGTTGTCTGCGTCGTATTCAATCGAGTTAACTTGTGCTTGACCAAGAATGTTTACTGATGCAGTAAGTTGCATAGCATATGTTCTGACATTCAGCCTATCGTATGGTTTTGTTGTATCGTCACCTGAAGCGCCTGCTCTTGTCCAGTTTGCATGATCAATTCTCCAATGACTGATTTTTGCATTTTCTTGAATATCTGCTAATGTGTGTGTTTCAAGTTCAGCTTTAAACACAATATCGCACCAAGCCTCCCCATCGTAATATGGTGGCGTATAAGCAGGATTGTATCCATATAATGGATCTGCTTTAGGGGCATGCACATTGACTGGTGCCCCTGTATCAAAAGTGCGCCCTGCCAGTGGAGGTCCAAAAGCTGATGGTCTGCTATACATCGTAAAGGTTTCTCTTAAATTATCCTCAACCTCAGCGGGCATAACTTGTGGAAGAGGATACTTTTCTCTTGAGTTCGCAGTATTGGACTCATTATAGATTCTTGGCTTATTGAAGCTCTTCTTCATTTTAATTCGCATAGCGTATACCTTACCCGGCTCAAAACTATCAAATTCACTCTCTTTGGCAGAGATAAACGAAGACATTTGTCCGTTTGGCATGAACATATTAATTGCTTCCGCAAAGAAATTGTTTGCCATCATAGTATACAACGGATCTCCTTGCCCACTCCATGATGCGGTCAAATTCATAGACGCACTAGGGTGAGGCTCCATATCAACAAAGGTTTCATTTGCTATGTGCTCTATTGGGCTTACAATCGCCTCAAACGGAACCCTTTTATCAAACCCTACTGCATTTTCTGATGTTCCCCTGCCTTTGCCATCTACCGACGTGGGTCTACCGACAAAGAATAGTTCTCCAGAATTAGCATTACTTCCGCTGTTATTGACCACCTCATAAGAGCCAGTATACATTCCATAATCAACAGCTACACCGGCTTTAATTGTGTTATACATAATACCGGGGGCAAACAAAGGCTGTAACATTGGTCTAATAGCTGCTTTGGGAGCGGTAGAAGCCTCCGAAGCAAAGCCATCGATGCCGCCATCTGCATCAATAAAACTTCCAAATGATTTTGAAAATTGAGATGCAATATCCAAAGTTCTCTGGGCAGGGTAAAAACCATCGTATGGTAAGAATTTTTTAATTGCTTTACACTTTAATTTAATTTTTGTTGGCTTTCTAAACTCTGTGTGATCTTCATATATCGCTTCAAAGTGTTTCATAAAATCTGTATTAGAAAATGTTTTATAGAAATTGTCTTCTGCGCTGGACGACGGTAGGCTACCCGATGCTCCAAAAATTTCAAATAATTGATCATTTTCTGCCAACAGATCTTGCTTTGAGGAGTAAAAGTCCATATGCTGACTAATTCTAAATTCTGGTATGATTGAAAAGTTTTTATTTTGAAGAATAGCTTTCTCCATATTCTTTTCATAATCTGGCTCGATAGGATATCTAACGTCAGACTCAAAAGATTTGATTAGTGTTTCTATTTCGTTTCCGTTCTCATCTTTAACAGTTTTTCTCTCAGCCTTAATCCGACCAGCTAGCTCAGCCGCCTGCCACTTGGCTGTGCCTCCAAAGATTGCAATATCGCCTGCTCTCCGAGTGGGACTAACAGAGTTAGCAATCGCACCAGTTTGCGGGTTGGTCAGTAATTGTGGAACTGTAGATGCTGTAGCAAAAAGCATGTGCTTTCTTGCGTAGAGTGCTGACGCTGTAAGGAAAGTTTTTGAGCCATTATGAACCTGAGTATAATCATTTTGTAACTCTCCTGCCGCACTATCCGCAGAGTTTGAAGCAACCTTGATGGCTCCAGCATCGAAAACTAAAGATTCATCCATAGCCCAAGAACTTTGAGTTAAGTGATTAAATTTCCCTGCGTATGGGGCACCCATGCTACTACTTTTTTCAAACCCAAGGGTGGTTCTATCAGATCTACTATTTTTCCAGAACTTAACTTTAAAGTTTTCTCTTTCTCTAATTTTTTCTAAACCTGCATTATAAGCTGCCGGGTATATATTTTGTCTGTACTGAAGTGAGAAAAATTTCTTGACAGGCGTAGTGTCTGATTCTAATGCCCCATCAAGATATGTTTTCTTTAAAGTATTATAAGGGGTATGAATATCATTTACATTTATTGTTCCAATTGTTATATCATCTAAATCTCTATTTGAAAATCTGCCAAGCTCATTTCCATATGTGGCATCAATCATCAGCGTTTTTCTTGTTTCGCCATTTTCAACACCTAAAACAAAAGTAAGGGGCTTTGACGAAAAGTCTACTGGTGGTTCTTCAAATCTTTGTAAGCTTCCAAACCTGTCCTTGACCCTTCCTATGCCACTTACAATTCTTGATTCACCCGGAGTCTGGTTTATTGTTATTGTGTTGTTCTTTCGATAGTGTCGAACAAGTTTGTTTTCGGCTGTTCTTGTCTGCTTCCAAGAGGGGTAGCCATAGTAGCCGTTACGGTAGATGTTCAATTCGTGCAAAGCCGAAGCTGTAACAAATGAATTATTCTGTATTCTTGACTCGGGCGCGCCAAGACCAATTTGGGGTGCGGTAGTTGGTGTTGTATCTATATCACCATAGTTATAGTAGAACCCTACCGGCGTTGTTGTTTTATAGCCCAAGGTTGCTTCGGATGCCGAAAGAGGTTCAACAATATTGGTATTCAGGTGTGTTGTTTGGTGTTGCTCGGTGCCATTAGTAAAACTGTCTGGGAATCCTGTTTTATAGTCAGACCCAAACTTACGCTGGGTAGCAGTTGCAAGGTAGCTGACAACATCGGAAGACGAAACAAAGTCAATTGACGAATAAAGACCAGAAGAGTTAGAATAAATACCGTTTACACTTCCATGACCATAGTCCAGAGAAAACACCAAAGAAGAGGTTATCCAAGCATAGCTTGTTTCCATTCTTGGAATCTTATGAGTAACAAATGCATTATCAAAATTGCTAGCAGTGTATACTGTTGCTGTGCCCTCTACACCTGAGAAGCCAAACGCGGCGGTCAATTCCGGTCGTAAAAGATTATTTCTATTGGTCTTATGGAAGCTTCCGGTTAAAAACGGTGTCGCATCAAGCGGTCCAAAAGCTGTCATGGTTGAGCCGCTATAAAGACCAAATTGTCTTGCGTGATTGGTAAGCAATTTCCTATTCAATATAGTTCTGACCGATGTGTTACGGAAGGGCAGAGCATTGTATGGCGAGAACTCAGCAGACTCAAAATCAAGACCAAAGCCTCCATTTGCATCGCCTGCGGTATCAGGACCGCCGGGTGCAGAGAATCTTTGCACAAACACATGCTCATGCTTGCCACGTTGCGGCTTGCGTGTTGTAAACAGCGATGCGATGTGTTGCCCGTCTGGCGTGACACCCTCAAAGGTGCGTTTTTTGCTAAACCCATCCTGTTCTGTAAGAGCAGCGTTGTTGATGCTTCGTCCAGATGTTTGAACAATATCATAGAAGTTCTCGAAGTTTCCAATGTTGGATCTTAGTGTACCAGAGATGAACTCTGTTGGGGTGGGTCCGATTGGTGTTCCTGTGCCAGCAGGCAGTGTGGTCTTGTAAGCGCCAATGTCACTTGCTGTCATCTGAATGTTTCGGATATTTACAGGTCTCTTGGCTGCTTCGTCGCGTGTATAGACAGCGGCTGGTCGCGTAGAACTATAGACAGAGGCAAGATTTAAAGTATTTTTGTTAGTTACCGACAGCCTAAACCCTTCGGCACGTTTTTCCCCATTGCTAGATCCTGTGGTAGCTGGATCATGAACAAGATCTTGGTGCCTCCACTGGTTTCCTCCAACGTATTTTTCAGTAAATGGTCCTTGCATCGAAACTTCCATATCGTTGCCAATAATGTCGTGATGCATATTCGAGATACCACCCGAAACAACGTCTATTAATTTCCTATTAGTGCCGGGTTTTAAGGGGGTGCTCTGGTATCCTGTTTGGACCGAGGAGCTATAGACGCTAAATGGACTATAAATATCTCCCACCCCCATATCTTCATAAGGACCACCCAAAATAACGGAGTTGCTATGAACTGCGAATTTGTAACTAACTTTTTTCTTGTCTAGCTCTGGCGGGACAATAGCGTCATCACAATCTTTGCCATAGTCTGGCGATCCTGCCTCAATTGCTGTAATAGTGTTGTCGTCCCCAAATGTTCTTATCTGAGGGGTTATAAATCCATAACGCTTGCGCTGTGAGAAATCTGGTCCGCCGTGATAGAGCGGGCTCTCGTCAGGGACAAGGTTATAAATTTCATCAAACCTTCGAAGGGCATATGTTGAGCCTTGATAAGTTGGTGCTGGCAGCGTCTTTGTGGACTGTGCGAGTGTTGGACCGGGAGAGCCCGTTCTGTAGGTCTCTATAATCTCTCGTTGTGCTTCCCTATCTGTGTTGATTGCTGCTGACGTACCACCGGGTGCAGCAGAGGCATTATTTTTATCTCTCTCTGCTCTTTCATCCCACCACATGCAGTTGTCTGATTGACCGCCTGTGCCTGCGGGGAAACTTGCGCTGTCGGTGCCGAACTGTGCAACAATAAGTGTATCGCCTGTATCGCTGCTAACTATTGTGGTGTTTCCAGATTCGCCTGCTATGTTTTGTGTTAAGGTGATTTTAGAGGTACCATCACTCTCAAAAGAGATAGTCCCTAAGCCACTTGAGCCGTGACCATTTGAACTGTCGAATGCAGCTAAGACTTGAGCAACGATGGCGGTGCCCGTGAGACTGCCAACCTTAATAGCTACTGTACCGTCAGTGTTTAGTTCTCCAGTGGCTGGTGAAGCATCATCGTGGTATTTATAGGTAATCGACTTTCCTGCACCATCCACAACGGTAAGGGTGTCGCCATCGTAATTGTTTCCGGTTGCATCTAAGCAACGAATCTGACCCACAGCCTTCACCATGAGGGGCGCATGACCGTGCTCCCAATCATACTTAAGCTCTGTGATTCCTCGGACAGCAGCTTCTGGATCTGTAACCTTCATTTCGAGGGTTGGGAACTTGCTCCAGTATTTATTTCTCTCAAGAGCATGGCTCTCGACCATCGTCCTAACGCCATCAGAAAAGTCAGCCGTGGCAGGTACAAGTTGTTGTAACATAACAGAAAGTGAGTTGTCGATCCACTTATAGTATTCAATATACTTGTCAAGGTCTGGGGTATTGCCAACCTTTTCAAAGAAAAGCTCTCTGAGCTTACCAAGCTCTTTATAGTCTTGTCTGTATCTGTTCTTTGGTTCACCGATAAGATCATTGAACGCAACAACAGTTCCAAAGAAGTTCATGATTTCTTGGGTAATTGTTGCATACATGCTCTTTTCAAAAGAGAAATAATAACTAACTGGTCGGCTATCTCTAGTAAACTCTACCTCATCTTGTAAGTTAAGAATACTAACTGTGTCTTGTGCGGTTATACTCTCTGGAGGATTTTGTCTTTCGGCACTAAGATATGCCCTATCAACAACACCTGTTGTTGATGTTCTCATATTATAAGCACGACCCGGATATTGATATGACAATGTTTTTGAAAACTTAGGATTGCTTTCATTATCAGGATAACGCGCAAGGTTCTCTATAGATCCTGATGAGCTATCAAGCACCAAAAACTCTCCGCTAGAATCAGAGCCGGTAACGTTTTCAAAATTCCAATTAAAAGCAAGGGTTGCAAACTTGGGAACAATCGTGCCAGTTAGCGCAGATTGGAGCAAGTATGTGCTCTCATATGGTCTTAGCGAGCCAAAGTTTTTGGGATCTCTTGCGTGAGCGCGGATGGCTGCGTCTTCGATATAACTTTGCCAGTGACGAAGTGAAGAAGCTTTTACATCAGTTCTCTCCACAATAGATCCAGTCCAGTTTGT